ACGAGGCGCTGCGCATCATCGAGGACAACGAATGGGAGTCATCGGTGTCCTACATTCGCGAGGTCGCAGACCGTGAGGCCCGCGACGCTGCCCACGACGCCCATGAGCGACACGTCAACCTCAAAGCATCGTGCTACCTGTGCCGCATCGAAGCGGGCGCGCAGACCGATCGCCTAGAACCCGACGACGACACCGAATGCGGCTGCGGGCACACGTTCGCGGAGCATGATCCGACCGGGCAATGCACCGGCACGGGTGCCACGCTTGACCCGATCTACGGCATCCCACCCGATGAGGAGTGCGCCTGCTCCGCGCTCGTGGCGGACGTACAGTGAAAGTCTTGATCGCTTGCGAGTTTTCGGGCATCGTGCGCGATGCCTTCCTCGTCCGCGGGCACGACGCTATCTCGTGCGATCTGCTCCCGAGTGAGCGACCCGGACCGCATATCCAGGGCGACGTGCTCGATCTGCTCTACCGGCCCGGTGGGGAGCCGACCGCGTTCGCTGACACGCTCGACTTGATGATCGCGCACCCGCCATGCACCTACCTCTCGAACAGCGGGGTACGCTGGCTGTACGGCGGCAAGGGCACCGTCCGCGATCCCGAGCGCTGGGACCGGATGATCGAGGCCGCCGGTTTCTTCGCATCGCTGCTCCACGCCCCGGTGCCACGCATCGCCGTGGAGAACCCGATCATGCACCGCTACGGGCGCGAGGCCATCGGCCCGCACGCGCTCGTGACCACAGTCCAGCCGTGGCAGTTTGGGACGCCCGAAACGAAAGCCACGCAACTCTGGCTCGACAATCTCCCGCCGCTCGTGCCGACGAACATCGTGGAGGGGCGCACGCCGCGCGTGCATTTCGCCTCTCCTGGACCCAACCGCTGGGCCGAGCGCTCCCGTACCGATCCGAATATCGCAGCCGCGATGGCTGACCAGTGGGGTGACCTATGACCTTCGCCGGATTGTCCCTGCGCGACCGTAGGGAGTACGAACAGGCCACCGCAGCCGAGGCCGGATTGCGGGCCGTGGTCGATACCATGCCCGGTTGGCTGTACGACATGAGCGATCTAGGGACCATCGTGGACGACCTGAATGCCGCGCGCAGTCACTATGAGCGCGCGCACCCTACCGAGGAAAGGATCGTGCTCTGAATGGATGACGGCTGGGGCGCGCTGCTCGTCCTGCTATTGATCTTCGGTCCGGTCGCGTTCCTGCAATGGCGCGATCACCGGACCGGCAAGTACCGAAACTGGGAGGACTGAATGTCTTACGTGGATACGACGCAGCGCGTCGGCAATCTCATCGTCCAGGTCGTGAACGACGAGAGTGCGTACGCCTCGAACCCTCGCGACAACGACAACCTAGCCCATATCTACGGCTCGCACCGGCACTACACGATCGCTGACGGCGAGCCGCCCGCTGACGAGATGCGCGCCTTGGAGCGTGGCGGCATCCGACTCCTCTATCGCTGGCTCCGTCGCTATCAGGGGCTCGTGGCATTCACGAAACTGGGCATGTACGACCATTCGGGGGTCACGTTCTACGCGGTCCCGCTAGGCGACAACGGGCACCACGTCTTTGACTCGGCAGGCTGGGACAGCGGCGTGACCGGCTACGGCTACATCACGACGGCCGACCTGGAGCGCATGGGATCGCCCGCCGACAAGGCTGAGGAGTATCTGCTCGCGGAGATTGCCGAGTACGCCTCATGGTCGGAGGGCGATGTCTGGGGCTGGACTGTGACGCAGCCGTGCGATCACGAAGATGAGCACGACACCGACGAGGAGGTCGCCGACTGCCCGCATTCGGAGACGCTTGACTCGTGCTGGGGCTACATCGGTGAGCGCGAGTACGTCCTGTCCGAGGGTGTCTCGACGGCCGAGTACCTGAATGCGCACCCGGCGGTGCCCGCATGATGACCACCGTACCCGACGGCAAGCTGCTCGTCGGTGACTGGCGTCATCGCTTGGGGTCCAAGACGGACGCGCATCTCTACCACGCAACGCACGGCGCGCGGGCAGGCACCCGGCTATTCGCTGATCTGCCCCCGATCTGCGGCAAGCACATCAAGCGGAAAGACACCGTGCCTGTCAGTCGCGGGCGACCGTGTACCGACTGCCTGGTCAATGCCATCACCGGAAGGGACTACTCGAATGTGCGGTAACGCGGCTGACGATCCATCCATGCACGACGATCCGCACCACTGGTCGCACTGGTGCTTGACGCCCGAGTGTTGCCATCGCCGTCGTCATCACGTCATGCCCCGCGGCGACTGCGCTGACTGCCAAGCCGCGGGCTGGGTGCCCGCAACGTTGGGCGCTCCGCATATCCCCGGCACCGACTACTACGATGGCCGGGACGGATCAATCGAAGCCGACGACGACGACGAGGACCGCATCGCTGCGGAGGACGCGATCTTGAAGGGCATTCGTGCCGGTAACGCAGACGCTTGATCGCCTGGCACAATCTCATACGCACTTGCCCCTTGACGCGGGTGAGATAATGGTTACGAAGGTACTGACTTACTGAGAGGTACGGACATGGCTCACTGCCGACGATGCGGGAAGCGCATCCATCGCACGCACTGGACGTGGAACGGCTGGAAGCACTTTGCGTTCTACGAACGCGATGGCTGGACGGCCGAGGATCGCGACCATGAGGCTTCGCCCCGATGACCGACGACTACGCGATGCAAGATGCCAACGGCGTTGATCTGGGCTATCCCGGTCCCGATGGCGTGCTCTACTACCGCGGCAAGGAGGTCAGCGCCGCCGAGTGGCCGAGTATCCAGCGAGACATCGCCGCCCAGCGATCCGCGATCATGCTCCCGCTGTCGGTGCCCGATGCGATCCGGCTGCACGGCTACCTGACCACGACGATCGCGCGCGATACGCACAAGCTGAACCTCCTGGTCAGCCTGCGCATCGGCATCACCGACACACCCGATCTGTCCGAGGACCTGCTGGCGGCCAACATCCGCAACGACGGCAAGGTGCTCGACAACCTGACCATGCTGATCTACGGAGGCACCGAATGACCTGTCGGCACTGCGGCAAGGAGATCACCTACGGCTGGTCTACCGGCTGGCGACATACGACCACGCTGTCGATGTGGTGCGACGCTGCCGGGTTGAAGCAAGCGGAACCGAAGCGCATCCAGGTCGTCCGATGACCGACCGCACCCCAACGTGGACTGGGCGGTATTTTGTCCGGGCTGCCACGCTCCGTGACGCGCTGCCGCGAGCAAGGGACCGGGCCGCCGAGGATCACGCGGACACACCGCGAGACGCAATGATGACGCCATCGTTCAGTGCGCGGTACGTCGCAGGCAAGCTGGACATCGTGTACGGCTATGACGTGACCGTGATCGGCAAGCCCCGCGAGAACCAGCCATCCGCTGCCGAGCGGAAGGCCGTACGACACTACAACGGCGGCATTGATCGTCAAAAGCAGCCATGAACGACGAGGGACTGCGGCGGGCGGCACTTGACGACCCGCGAACGGAATGCACCCACAGGGACGAGCGCGGCTCCACGGTCATGCACGTCCGCGACGACCGTTACGAATGCGCTGTCTGCGGGGAACGGTTTACGCTGATCCAGGCCGCCCTCGCCGCCCGCTCCGAACCGCGAGGGGATGGCGTCAACGATGCCGTGTGCGCTGTCTGCGGGCGCGACATCTTCCGCCCGTGGATCGATGGCGTTCAGGAGCCGTGGAAGCATTGGGTCGAGTCGGTCCCGGATGGTCACAAGGCAACGCCCGAACCGCGAGGGGAGGGGCTGCGAGTCGCTATCGAGGTCATGTGGGACAACCACGAGGACGCTGCCGACCATTGCGGGTACAGCGAACGGTCGTTTCAGCGGGACATCGCCGCCGTTATCGAGGCCGCCACACCGCCAGCCCCGGCGCTGGACGGAATGAGCGACATACGCGCACAAGTGGAGGGGCTGCGTGCTAACCCTCCGACACCTGAGGGCATGTTGTGGAACGCGGCCATTGATGCCGTTCTAGAACTCCTCGCCCCGGAGCGGCAGGAGGAGAAATGACCCACGAGGATCACGAGAAGTTTCACGGCTCATGCGATGAATGTCGTGCCGAGATGGCCGCATCCAATCGAGAGGCAGGGGGCTACCGCGCCGAACGTGAACGGCAGCAATCGCTGGCGCTCGCCCGGCAAGACCTGGACATGGCCGGTATCGATGAATGGCCGGAGTTGATGGACGCCATCCAGCGTCGCCTGAAGTAAGAGGGAGAAACGTGACTACCGCAACCAAGGCAACGGCAATCGCTCCGGTCAGCAATGACGCGGAGGACGACATCTCGGCAGCCAGCCCGTACACCGTACGGGTGACCATCCGTGGGTCATCGGACATCCTGTTTCACCGCTGGTCGAACGAGGCCGTCGCTGAGAAGGCAGCAGCAGCGAAGGGCTCCAAGACCAAGAAGTCCGACAACTTGGAGTCCTACGTCTACCGCTGTGACAACGGCAATCTCGGACTGCCCGGCGAGTACCTGCGACAGGCGATCATCCACGCGGCCAAGTATCGTCAGGACCCACGATCACCGCGCAAGTCCGCGATGGACCTGTTCAAAGCAGGCGTCGTTTCACTAACACAATGCGCCGATCTCGGGGTCCAGGATGCCGACTACATCGACCGGCGACGCGTGCTCATCCAGCGATCCGCGATCACCCGTGAGCGACCGGCCCTGCGTGAGGGCTGGCAGGCGACGATCGAGTTGATGGTGCTCACGCCTGAGTACATCGACAAGACAACCCTTATCGAGGTCATCACGAATGCCGGGCGCCTGATCGGCGTCGGTGACTTCCGGCCCACCTATGGCCGGTTCAGCATCATCGCGTTCAACACCGACTAAGGCGAGCCGGGCCATGACGTGCATTGGCGAGGCGTGTCTAGGTGAGACGTGCCTTGGCATGGATGGGTCAGGCGCGGCGAGGCTGGCAACGGTCAGGTGAGGTTTGCCAAGCCGGTGCGTGGTTTGGGTAAGACGGGGCAAGCCTAGGCATGGCTGGGCGAGGCGCGGCATGACAAGCAGAGGAGAGGCATGGCACGGTGGGCTACGGTAGCGCTCGCAATGGCTGGGCAAGCCGAGCCAAGGACCGGCGTGGTAAGTCGTGGTACGGCTAGGCAAGACGGGGCAGGGAGAGGCAAGCAAAGCCCTGGCGCGGCGAGATTTGGCCGGGCATGGTGAGGCAACCAATCAACACACAGAGGGAGTCGAAGTGAACACAATCTCTAGAGTTTTCGTTGTCGGACAGGTCACTGAGCGCGAGCGAAAGAAGATCAACGATCGAAACTTGGCCGAGTTCAGGCTGGCCGATTTTGGCTTGAAACTCAACGCATGGGGCGATCTCGCGGTGAAGGTGCCGGAGTCCGGCGTCGTCATGGTCGAGGGCTCGATCAAGACCCGCAGCTACACGAACAAGGAAGGCCAGGATCGGCAGTCCACCGAGATCACCGTGTCGTCCATCGAAGTGCTCGATGTCGGCAGCGACGACGACCTGCCGTTCTGATGCAAGAGCCCACCAACGATATGCGCGTGACCGTAGACGGCACGACGCATCCGATCCATGATCGCGTCTCCAGCCTGAAGGCCGTCTTGGTCTATGCCAGCGGCGAGATCGCGGAGGTTCAGGTCGCCAAGACCAAGGGCGCCCTGAACGTCGTCATCGCGGGGGATCACGAAATCCTCCGCAATGACAAAAACGGCTACCTGACCATCCGCGTGTGGCCTACCGCCAAGTCCTAGGGAGTACCGATGCCGAAGCGCCGCGCCGTTCCTGACGCACCTGAAATCTTCGCACCCGAGCCGGGTGGCGATGCCGAGTTCGATGCCACCTTCGAGAAGATCACCGAGACGTACACGTCTGCCGGGGAGCGGGTCGATGCCGCCGAGGCCGAGCGTCGTCGGCACCTGACAGCCCGTGCCCTGAGCAAGTATTCGGGCAAGACGTATGCGCCGGGCCAGAAGACGTACGTCAATGACGGACGGGAGTGGCCGGTTCCCGACGATCAGATGGTGCCGCCCGAGCCGGACGTGCTCATTATTCCCGGCAAGCCGACCGAGCCGTACTGGTACGACGATCCGACCGACGCGATGATCCTCGACCACTACATCCTTGCCCGGCGCGAGTTGGGCAACGTGATGCACGGCGCCCTGCTCATCACGGGTGAGGCTGGCTACGGCAAGACGATGAGCGTGCGCAAGTCGGTCGAGCGGCTGAACGACCAAGGCGCCGGGCTGCGCCTGTTCAAGATGGACTGCGCCACGGTGACCGATCCGGGCAAGTGGTTCGGCCGCCGTGAGGCCGACGAGACGGGTACGCACTTCGTCCCGTCGGACTTCTGGATCAGCGTCGAGCGCGGCGATGTGGTCCTGCTCGACGACGTGATGAAGGTCCATCCCCACATCCACAACTCGATCACGTCCCTGCTCGACGGCTCGGAAGCGGTGGACATCAGCGATCTCAACGAGACGCTGCACCGCCATCCCAAGACGGTGTTCATCGCGACCGCCAACGAGGGCGCCAAGTACGGCGGCCAGCACCGCATGGACTGGTCGATGCGGGAACGGTTCAGTACGACCCTGCGCCGTGAGCCGCCGCCCGAGGACGAGGAGATCAAGGTCCTCGTCTCAGCCACCAACTGCGACGAGGATGCCGCGTCAGTCCTTGTTGCGATCGCCCGCAAGACGCGCGACATGCATCTCGGTGGTGATCTTCGGAGCGCCATCAGCACCCGGACCCTGGTCGCCGCCGCGCAGTGGGTCGGCTTCGGGATGCGCGAATGGGACGCGCTCAACATCACCGCGGTCCAGGAGTTCGACGGCGATGCCTCGGGCATGGTCGGTGCAGAGTCCGACCGCCAGAAGGTGCTCGGCATCATGGAAGGAAAGCTCGGCCGTGCCCGCCGATGATCTGAAGTTTGGCGACGTGATTCGGTTCCGGTTCGGTGGTTCCAACGTGACCGCCATGGTTGTCGCAACGAGCGTCGATCGGTTCGTGGAGACCGACGAAGGCACCTCGATGACACCGGAGAACGTCACCCAGAAGGTGATCGTCTTTGGACTGGCAAACGATGGCAATCCCGCCGATTACGGTTCCTTCCATAACGTCGGCGAGACGGCAACGTTCATCACCGAAGAAGGCTACGAGGTCCTGCCGTGAGCCTGTCCGGTCGGTGGGCGGGTTCGACCCATCGCGCGTTGCAAGCCGAGATCACGACCATCCAGCGGCTCGCCCTGGCCTTGGGTCCGGTGCGCTCGGTGATCCGGGTGATCGATGACCACGTCCCGCCGATGACGGTCAACTGGGCACAGGTCGGCAAGGACGACAAGGGTCGCCCGATGTCGATCTCGTACACCGATTTCGAGAACGCCCGTGTCGCGATCAACCCGATCCCGGTCATGGAGTTCGGGCTTGTCAATCCGGGCAAGGCAATCGACATCAGCACCGGCTTCGCCATGCACGAGGCCGCCCACGGCAAGCACAGCCGGGACAAGTTCCAAGCCCTCCTCGATCGTGAGTACATCGGGCACGAGGGCGCGACGCATCGTGATATCCCGGCCTTCCGCCCGATGCGCGTCGCGTGCTACCTGCTCAACCTGGTCGAGGATGTTCGGATCGAAGATGCCACCTCAAAGGATTGGCCGGGCTTCGGTGCGTACTTCGATGCCGTGCTCGATTGGGTGTGGGGCGAGATGCGCCAGCACCACGATGTTCCGATCACGGTGGGGAAGACGGTCGCCGATCGACTGAAGGTCGTCTTCCTTGCCTGCCGCTATCCGGCCAACGTCCCTGCCGAGTTCGATGATCCGGCCGAGATCGCCTGGTGGCAGGCGTGGCAGCACGATTATCTGTCCGAGACAACGGACGTGCGCGAGACGATCCGGCGCGGGCTCGATCGACTCGCCGGACGCCCCGAGACACAGGCCGAGATGGACAAGATGGCCCGTGACGAAAAGCGCGAGGAGGCCGCCGGGGAGCGACTGCGCGCCCAGATCGAGCGGCTCATGCGCGAAGGCATCCCCGGCACGTATCAGGTGTGCATCGGTGACAACGGCGACATGCGACCGCTGACTGCCGAGGAGGCCGAGGGCGTGGACAAACTGGTCCGCGAAGGTCTCATCGTCATCGAGCCGGTCATCATGTCCGCCGGGGCAGCTTGCGCCGAGATCAGGGTCTCAAAGCCCGAGGAGACGGCCGACTCACGGCGGGCCTACATCGGCAAGCCCACCGCCACCGTCGAGGCGCTGCGGGCGGCGCTCGTGTTCCGCCAGGAGTTGCCGCGCTACGACATCAAGTTGCAGAAATCAGGTGAGTTGGACGACACCGAACTGCACCGCTGGTCGATGGGCGACAACCGCATCTTCACCGAGCGCGTGATCGAAGGTCGCCCCGACGTGCTGATGGGCCTGCTCGTTGATCTGTCGGGCTCGATGGCATGGGGCTCGAAACTGCCGACCGCCCAGCGTCTTGCCCAGTTGATGTTGTGGGCGCTGCATGACCAAGTTGGAGTGACGACGAGGGTCTGGGGTCATACCGGCGATCTCGGTACGTCGGGCTCGGATATCTACCGGCTGTGGGAGCCGGGCGATCCGTTGACCCGGCTGGGCCTGATCGATGATCTCGACCACGCCGACAACTACGACTCGTTCGCCATCAACTACTGCCTCAGCCAGATGGTCGATGCGCCGGAGCCCCAGAAGGTCCTCGTCGTCCTGTCCGACGGGCTGCCTGCCGGGCATGGCTACGGCGGGCAGGCTGCCGCGCATCACGTCCGGCAGGTGACCGACTGGGGACGGCGCAACGGCATCAACGTCATCCAGATCGCGATCGATCGGAACCTTCAGATCGAGGACCAGGTGGAGATGTTCGGTGCCGAGAACGTCATCCCGTACACGAGCGATGCCGATCTCCCCAAGCAGTTGACGAAGGTGATGCTGAAGTGGGCATAACGCACACGTTCCGCGGGGCCAAGGACCATCAGGCGTGGCGGTTCGGGGACATCCTGATCTTCGGGGAGAACAAAGCAAGCGAAGCCTCTCTGAAGATCATGTTCATTGCGCATCGCCCTCATGGCGCCTTCTCTAGTCTCAATCTCAGCGGGTTCACGGGGATCAGAAGCGGGAACTCGAACGGTGATGTAGTTGGCTATCGATCCCCGAACGAATGGACCCGTATCGAGAAAGCGCCATGACGTACCGACAGATGGCCGAGACGCTGGGCGTGACGTTCTGCGGCGGCGAGTGCGGCATCACCGTGATGAGCCACGACAAGGGGTTCACCTTCCTGGAGGTCATCCACTGGCGCGAGCGACGGTTCACCCGGCGCGGGGCCAAGACGTTCCTGATGCTCATCGCCCGGCAGAAGCGCCTGCTCGATCCCGAGTTCCTGCACATCGGAGAGTTCGATTGGATGTACGAGTACAACGACTCGGTCATGGCCCAACGGATGGCCGGGCAGTTGGGCTTCCGCATTCCGGCGCACCTGTTCGACATCGAACGGAACCGATGTGCCCGGCTCGCCCACAAGCGGGGCGTGAAGCTCTCGAAGTACCCGGCGATCTATGCATGGGCATACGACTGGCTCGACCGATGAGGCGCGAGTACCGACTGTGGTGGAAGCGTGAGGGCAACGTCTCGCCGCGCTCCAAGCGGTTCACCAACATGAAGCGGCTCAACGGCTACCTCCGGGCGCTGACTGCCACGACCGCCGAGGAACGGTACGGCGACAAGGTTGACCAGCAATGGCACTGCTCGGGTTCGTCGGGTGATGGCTATTCGGAGCCGTACGAGCCGTGCTACAAGAACTGCGAGGGCAAAACCTGGCGACAGAAGTTCGAGGACGAGAAGGCGAACTATGCCCTCATCGGCGCTCTCACTGAGGTCAGAATCGAGAGCCGCGAACTGCCAGCGTGGACCACGGAGACGACCATGAGCGAGAGCGAGGACTTCAAGTTCGGCGAGATCATCCGCCTTTCCGACGACTATCTCGCCGCGGTGCCGACCGGCCATAAGGACACCCGCTTGATGGTCATCGACCAGAAGTTCGGCCTGCTCCTGCGCCGAGACAGTCGCGATAAGTACGTCGAGGGAATACGCGGCTACAACCATTTCCTGTGGACGAAGACCGATGACTAAGCCCGTCCCCCAACGCCTTCTCCTCGAACGGCTGAAGCGCCTGATCGATCTCGCCTCGGCCAAGGGTGCCTCGGCATCCCGAGACCAGGCGAAGTACGAACTGCGCGAACTGCTGAACACCGAGCACTGGCAGACCGTCTACATCTACTACAACCTTGCCGTGCGGCGCTGCCGCTACCTGCGCTCGATTGGCTACCCCGTGCCCGGCAAGTACCTGTACGCCAGCGAGAACGACGTGCAGCGGATCATCGCGCATAACGAGAAGGAGAGGTGAATATCTGGTCTCCGATCTGGGGCCATCCGACCTACATCAACGGACGAACCCTGACCCCAGCCGAGGCCGCGCTGCACTGGGCCGGTCAACTGGAGGAACAGGGTAAATCTCCGAGGAAGATCGTCTACTCGACGTGGATATGGGTCCGATCCAAGGGCTCAGTCTGGCACCGTTCAGCCTGCCAGCACTTGGATGGGACATGGACAACCGACTGCAACGTCAGCCACAACCTGGTGGCCGATGAGATCGCCTACGAGATGCCCGCCTGTTCGGGCTCGAACAATGCGACCGAGCAGTTCGAGGGACGTTACCGAGTACGAGTGTGCCATCACTGCCGAAGTTACGAAGCCAGAGATGAAGACGAAAGGTGCCAGTACGTGACGAAGATGAGTGAGCCGAAAGAGAAGATCGAAGTCATCGTCGAGGTGGCAGGCAAGCGCTACCGAGGGCGGCTGAAGCAGATGGTTCAACGCCATGACGAGACGAGTTGGCGCCCCGGCGACGGGGACATGCCCGAACTCGGGCAGGTCGTCCTCGACATCCTGATGACCGTGGACAAGACCGAACCCCTGACCAAGGCGCGCCGATGAGCGCACCGCAGATGTGGTCGCTCGAATGGGACGATGGGCGGAAGGAACGATTCTGGGGAACGATTACCCTGGAGGGTTCATTTGTCCGCCTCGTTCACTACACGGGCGGCGTAGCGGGTATGCCGCGCCCTGACCGCGAACAGGTGGTTCGCGCCGAGAAGCTGCGCGGGTGGGAGACGGACCGATGACCAACTGGCGCACTCCCGAAACGCTGGCCGCAGTTCAGAAGCTCGCTGACATCGGCGACCTAGCCATCGAGTACGTCGAGGCGATGGAAGCGGACTGGCTCGAAGTCAAGGACCCACATGAAACCGACGACGACCTGGAGCCGTCGTGGATCGCCTTTCGCAATGAGGTTCGCCGCCTCGCCGCCGAGGCCCGGCAACTGTGGCCCGACATGCCAGCCCAACAGACACGGTTGCACTGGACGGCAGGCAGCGATGTCGTCATCAGCGATACGGGAATATCCCACACCGAACAGTGCCTCGCGCGAAAGCGGGAAGGTCGCTATCACAGCGCGTGCCTATGCTCATGTCACGATGACTCCCAGCGATGACCGATGAACTCGTCCCCGAGTGGACTGGCCCTTGCTGGATGTCGCCCAATAAGCCAAGTTCAGATGGTTATGTGCGGATCAAGGTAAAACACCACAAGTCCTTGGTTCATCGGACATTATTCGAGGCCGTATTTGGTCCAGTACCACAAGGACTAGAACTGGATCATCTCTGCCGGAATCGGGCCTGCGCAAACCCTTGGCATCTAGAGGCAGTCAGCCATACGGTGAACATGCGGAGGGGATCGAAAAATCGGGCAGTCGGGCCTCGCCTGTCGCCTCAGTGTCGCCGCGGCCATCTGTTCACTGTCGAGAATACGATCATTCGCCATCCCCTCATCGATGGAACACGACGTAACCATCGTCTATGTCGGACCTGCGATAACGCCAAGCAACGTGAACGTCGCCAGCGAACGGATGCCAAGTGAGCGACGGCGAGATCATTCTGTCCCACAGTTCGATCGCCGAATACTGGAAGTGCCACCACCGGTACTACCTGAACAGCGTCCTGCGGTTGCCGGGCGTCGGCAATCTGGCGATGGCGCTCGGCACAGCGGTTCATGCCGCGGCGGAAGCCATCTACACGTCGCCCCTGAAGCCTCTAGCGGTGCTCAGGCGCTCGTTCGCCGCCGAGACTGCCGGATTGCCCGCCCAAGAGATGAGCGATGATCCTGGGGCATTGGGCGACGGGGAGACGATGCTCGCGACCTACCAGCGCGAGGTCGTGCCGACGTTCCATCCGACCATGAACGAGCGGGCCTTCACCGTCCGGGCCGAGGAGGTGCTGCTGACGGGCATCATCGACGCGGCCGACGACGAGGATGTCCACGACACCAAGACCACCTCGCTCATCAGCAAGTTCCATCCCGAGTCGTACCAGGTCCAGATGACGATCTACCACTGGGGTTACACCGCGATCACCGGCCATGCCCCGAAGCGGCTCCTGCTCGATGTGCTGCCGCGCGGCGGCAAGGTTCGCTACCGACAGGTCGAGGTCAAGCCCGCGCATGGTGAGGTCCGAGACCTCGTGCGCTTGACTGCTCATGGGATAATGCAACGGGACTGGACCCCGACTGGGGCTCTGTCCGGTGCTTGTGCCTACTGTCCGTTCCGTACGTCATGTGAGTTCTCGAATGTTTGAGTCCGGCGCATCCAGCCTGCTCGTCACGGTCAAGATCAGCGGGCCGCAGGGTATCGCGACCAGGAACCTCTACCACGTGCCGCGGATTGGGGATCACGTCTCGTTCCCGGCCGACGACCACGAGGAGGGCGGCGTCTACTGGACCGTGGTCGGCACCGTGCGCTCCGTGCTCTGGATGGACGAGTACATCCACGTTGACGTGACCATGGGCGAGAAGTTGGACGCCGAGGCCAAGACGTTGAGGGGATTGAGTTGAGCGACGACGACAGGACATACGAGGTCGTCTTCACCGACGGCAGGCACCAGCGGATCACCGTGCCCGCCGCATGGAAGGTCTCGTTCGGAGCGATCGTACCAGCCGCCAAGGCTTCCTCATCCGGCTACGGCGGCTGGGGTCTGCGGGTCTGGGAGGCGACCGACAAGCAGCGCGCCGTGTACTCGGGCGTGACCGAGTTCTGGGATATCTCGATCCCGGTCCAGGTAAAAGCCGCGCGCAAGTTCGGCACCGACGAATGGCTGCTCGATGACGGCACGTTCAAGGATGAGGAAGTCGAACGGCAGTGGAAGCCCGAGAGCGAGATCGGCCGTCCGCCACAGGATGTCGATGAAGACGAGCCGGTCGGACTGATCGGCATGAGGCCGCGCAAGAACAGGAGTTTCTGATGACTACCGAAGTCGAGCGACTACCGTGGGAAACAGACGAGGACCCGTCCAGCATGGGAACAGATACACCGAATGAACCGATCGACGAGATCACCGAGGGAGAGATCGTGAGCGAGCGTGCCATCGCCATCGTGCCGCCGCAACATCATGTGGTGGTCGGCATGGGCACGCTCGCCGAAATGACCGAGGAGGAGTTCGAGGCCAAGCTGCTCATCATGGAGAAGGGCCAGGCTCGCCTGCGCCTGATCCAGGAGCGCCTGCTCGTGGCTGGCGAGGACTACGGTCGAGTGCAGGGCATCGACAAGCCGTTCCTGCATCAGCCCGGTGCCGAGAAACTGGCGAACTTCTACGGTCTCGCCGTCCGTCAGGAAGCCGAGCGGATCGAGGGCACGCGCGCCACGGTCACCATCGACGGAGTGACCATGGCCGCCCAGCCGGGCGAGTGGCTGTCGCCACCGTTCGCGTACCACGTCAAGTCGTACGTCCACCTCGGCGACTTCGACGGGCCGATCGTGGCGCAGGGCTTCGGCGAGGCGAACGTCTGGGAAGACAAGTACCGCTACCGCTGGGAGAACCCCAAGTGCCCCAACTGCGGGCGTGAAGGGCTCATCAAGCGCAAGTCCCCGCCGAACCTCGCGGGCAAGTGGAACTGCCCATCATGGCAGAACAAGGGCGGCTGTAATGCCGTGTTCGAGCCCAACGACGAGCGGATCGGCGTCGCCCGCAAGGTCGAGTACGAGAACCCCTACTCGAACGCCGAGACGATCCTGCTGATGGCGGCCAAGCGCTCGCTGGTGTCGTCGATCAGGCGCGCCACCGGCACGTCGGGACTGTTCACACAAGATGAGGACTCACCGTCGGTCCGGGCACAGGCGGGCGATGCGTTCGGTGATGACGGCGAGGCGCCGAAGATCGAGAACGTCCCGAACGTGGTGGCCGCGGCGGGCGGCAAGGAGGCCCTGGCCTCGACCGTCCAACTGCGCGAACTGGTCGAACTCTCCCGCGAGCGCGACCTCGGCGCATCGGGCATCGCGGCGGTAATGAAGCGGCTGTTCGGCAAGGACATCGGCGAGACCCAGAAGGCCGTCAGCGATGCCGCCAAGGCACTGACTGGCGACAAGATCGGGAAACTACTCAACGCCATTCGGACGGGGGAGGTGCCCGAGGAGATAACCGTCACGGCGACTCGCAAGGTCGAAACTGGCGGCACTGAGCCGACCGGCACACCCTGGTCTGGTGATCCCGGCGCCCTGCTGGAGAATGGCGAGCGCGACGGTCCGCCGGATGACTTCCTCGATCCACCGAAGCCGAAGCGTGGTCGTCCACCCGGCTCGAAGAACAAGCCGAAGGATGCGTTCATCGACGACCAGGATGAGACGCCGTGATGGCAACCGATGTCGCGATTGAGGACGTAAAGGCCCTGCTCGACATGGCGACGAGTTCCATGGACTGGGGCTCAGGCTTTCTGGACCATGATGAGGTCGCGGTGCTGCGGCGCGTGGCAGTCGCTATCGGGTCGGACCCAATCGATGCCACGCCCAACGAATGGCGCAGCCAGTACGCCCATGCATACAAGCCCACGATGAGGTCTGTGTGGGAGCCGTATAACCCGCTCACGGCACCGCGTCCCAAGCGACTGCCAGACATCGAAGTCTGCGAGCACTGTCCGCTGAACGAATCTGATCCCATCCATCACGGTATCGACAATCTTCCGACCGGCGAGGAGACCCCATGACCCTACCCAAGACTGACCAGGAGCGGGCGCACGACAACTACCTGCGGACGCCGCGGCCGTTCTCATTCGTCCGTCCCAAGTTCCACCGCGATACGGCCGAATGGCTGCTCGATCTGCTGACCGAGGAGAAGGAAGCCGAGTTCAAGCTGCTCGCCAAGTACCGCACCGAAGGTCGATTGGAGGAGGACCCGGACGTGTTGGATACGCGGGCGAACCTGAACTATTGCATCACGATCATCAAGGACCTGGAGCGGGGGCTCATCGACATGGTCGGCCCAAGGCCAGAGGGCGACTAGCGATGAGCCACGAGAGGCAAGTCGAAGCGGCCTTGGGCGCCATCCTTGGAATGCAGATTGCTATTTTCATGGTCCTAATCACTATGGCCGTGACAAGGTGATCGAGAAGCGCACCTACAACGAGGCGCGCGCAGGCTACGACGTGGAAGGCCCGTGCTGGAATTGCGGCTCGCCCATTCGCTACTTCGTGGACGAAGACGGCACACCGCGAGACATTCGGAGGATCACCGATGCATCCGACGCCGCCGCAACGCAGCCCGTTGATCCGCAAGCGTCGGTGGCATCCGACGCCGAAGCCTAGAGAACCATTCCCCGATGGCCTATGGGACTACATCATGGAACGCGACAAGGATTGCATCTTCGCCGTGCTGCCTGACCATCGCTGCCAGGGCTTCGGGAGGGATACCGTCGAACATGTCCCCGACGAGAACCGGAAGGGCATCGGCATGAGGCGCGAGATCGCCGCACCCGATGACAAGTTCCACCTCGTTCGGGCATGCCTCGATGCGAACGTCAATGGCTATGCCAGCGCACACCGAGACTTTGCCCGCGCCCACATCGCGAGGAAAGAGCATGTCGAAACTTCCGGCTAAGTTACGCGCCTCTCTTTCCGATCGTTTCTGGTCTCACGTCGAGAAAGGCGATGGCTGCTGGCTGTGGACCGGCACGACTGGAGGGTCAGGCAAGCAAGCCTACGGCAAGATTTCACGAGGGCGCCGCGGTGAGGGTCGCGTTCACGCGCACCGACTGTCTTGGGAGATTGCCTATGGAGCCGTCCCTGAAGGCATGTGGGTCCTACATCACTGTGATACCCCAAGATGTGTTCGACCCGACCACCTATTCCTTGGGACGCAAACCGATAACATGGCCGATGCGCGATCCAAGGGCCGCTTTCCGACCGGCGAGCGACACTGGGGACACCGGCTTACCGAAGATGATGTCGCCCGGATAAGGGTGCTGCACAAATCGGGCGCACTGCTGAAAGACATCGCCGCTCGGTTCGATGTATCGAGGGCCACGATTGGCGACATTATCAGCGGTCGAACGTGGTGTACCGACGCCAAGAACCGGCAGGCGTGCCGCGATTACGCGCTGTCATTCGATGCCTGAGATCGAGTTCGGCCGCATCGGGAAGATGACCGAGCCGGATGGTGATTTCACGTTCATGGTCCTAAGTGAAGACCCCAATCTGAGTTTCTACGTGAACCCGGTCGCCAGCGTTCTCATCCTGAGTGGCGATGTTCTCTGGGAAGGTCGGCACATGCGCTTCGGGGATATCGGACCGGTCGCCGTCCGCCGCGGGGAGATTGAGTGGCTGGAATGAACTGGTCGATCCTGATCCCTGGCCCGATCCCATCGGTCAACCACATCTACGGCTACCGGGAAGGCCGGGTCTACAAGAAGCCCGGCATCGAGGCGTTCCAGACCGTCGTCGTCCATCTGACGAAGCTCGCCAAACCCGCAGGCTGGGAACCTGCCCGCCAGATACGACTCTCGTACGCCTTCAACCTCAACCGCAAGGCCGACTGCGACAACCTGCTGAAGATGATGAACGACGCGATCGCGCTGGCGCTCGGCATCGACGACGATCGCTTCCTGCCGTGCGCGATCAGCAAGGTAACCGGCGTGAAGTTCCCGTTCGTCGAAGTCGTGGTGGAGAACGTCGATGAGTGACCGTTGGGAATACGGGACGATCCTGCGTCGAACCGATCAGGCAATCCGCGAGGAGGCTACCCGTCCCGAGGAGATCGCCAAGGCCCGACTCATGGTGATACACGACTTCGGGCTGGATGGCTTTCTCGGTATGGCCCTCAATGAGACTCGTTATCAGCGGCGTCTTGACATCAAGCCCAACTGGACGAAAAGCGGATGGATGCCGGTGGTTGATGAGTAGGAAGGTCGCCGTGGTCGGCTCGACCTCGTTCGAGATCACCACGCCCATCGGCGCGCAGATCGTTGATCTCGTCCGGCATCTCGGCGATGTGTTGCTGCTGACCCGCGGCACGGGTGAGGTCGAGCACTTCATCGCGACCATCGCCCCGCTGCTCGACCTGCGCTGCTTCGCCTACCCGGCGCAAGGCGGCGCAGACAACTGGATACGCGACGTGGAACTGGTGCGTGACGCAGACGAGGTGATCGCCATCGTCAGCCGGGCAGACCTCGAAGCCAAGCGCGAGACGGGCACCTTGCATGTAGTCGAGAAGGCGCTCGACCAAGAGAAACCGGTTCGGATGTATACCGAAGTCGCAGGATCACTCGTGTATGCTGCCGCGAGTCAAGAGGAGGTCGGATGAAGCCCGAGGGAGTTCTTCTCGGTGAAACCTATTTCCCCACTGGCGTCGATCTTGCCAACGGCGATAGCGTGAGCATGACTGTTTCTTGGTCGTCTGACGGCACGGTCTCCATCGGCGGGATAGCAGTCGATACACCGTGGAAGTACGGAGACATCCTCCAGTTCGATAACATCGATGACGTGGACTTTCTCTATCTCTGCCCAGCCGAAGACCCTGATGCCGTCGATCCGATCTGGGTGATGAGCCTGACCGAAGGCGGCGGTTGGTCGTTGGGCTCTATCGTTGTTCGCAACCGTCGAATCTTCCATCGCGTGGAGGCTGTGTGACTCTAGCCGTCGAGATGCGCCGCCTGGAGAAGGAAAGCCGCTACATGCTCGGCAGCCGCGGGCAGAACGATATCGAGTCTGAGGCACCGGAACGTATCCACTCGCGCGAGACGGATGCCGGGGGCAGTCCCGAGTGGCATCCGCGCTTCGAGCAATGGCTGGTCGATTCAGGCGTCTGTTTCTGCGAGCCGAACGAGAAGGGTCCGCATCACTACCCGTGCAATCTCGTCCGCGCGAAACTTCGCCAGCCGACGAACCACGGCCACCCCCGCCGATTGAAGCGCGCGTTCCGCCAGCTACGCGACATCGACCCGATCGCCTACGACATCGTGTGGCTCTTGGTCGGCAGGCACATGCCGTGGCTTGACGTGTGCGTCAAGATCAATGATGAGCGTGTCCGGCGCGGCCAGGAGCCCTTCGAGGACCACGAGATGTCTGTCTTCGCGATCAGTGGCGTCGCCCTGTTGAGCGCGGCGTTCTGATGTCCAAGGCGAAAATCATCGTGGGCGAGACAGGGAATGGCGGCGGCAGGCTCATCTCGCAAGAGGTCATCGATCGGATGGCCCGTGAAGTCGCCACGAAACTCTCGGTACCGCTCTATATAGGCCATCCAAGGACCCCAGCCAAGGGCATCGTCCACGAATGGAAGGACGAGTTGTATCCCTTCGGCACCGTCCTGCGGGAACGCGGCAGTAACCAGCGGGTCATGGTGATCGCTCGACGAGCCTATGCGCGATACGTCGATGTCCTGTTCCTAGACGGACCAGTGACAACTGGGACGATCCCCGAGATGCACATCGGCAACTGGATCGAGGAGGCATGAAAATACCCCGACAGCCACGACCGGGGGGTGTCGTGACCATCGGGGCGACAGTGTTCCTGCTGATTGGATGCCGTCAGATAGCGGCGGCGCCCGTAGAGGCTCCGCAGACGGCGATAGCGGTGATGGCGGCGCCAGCGCCCGTTCCGACGACTACGGCCGTTCTCGGGGCATCTGTGACGCTCTCAGGGGTCGCTACGTGGTATGACTGGCACACCGGAGAGGCTGCGGCGGGACCGCGGCTCCGTCAGGCGCTCGGCGTACATTGGCGAGGCCAATCTGTAACTGTGTGCGCCGGGAGTTGCATCCGCGTCAAGTTGACCGATTGGTGCGCCTGTTCATCGGCGCGCCTGATCGATCTCGACGACCAATCGTTCGCTCGACTGGCGAAGTTGTCGGCTGGTGTCGTGAAGATCACGATCACACTGGGCAAGCCTGTGCCGAAGCCTGCCCCGCTGCCGACCGGGCCGCCGACCGATACCGACTAGGGCTTCTTGGCTGCCTTGGCTGCCTTGGCTGCCTTGGCTGCGACCATAGTGTCCTTCTCGACCTTCTCCTGGGCCACAAGACGATCGGCGAGGATTTGCTGAAGTTCGGTGATCCTCGCATCGCCGTCCTCGATCGCCTTCCGCGTCTCGGTGTCGTCGGGGTTCTTGCGCAGTGATGCGACGAGCAGACGAGTCGCGGTCAGTTCAGCCTGCCGCGCGGCCGTCATGTCGCTGTTGACCAAGGTGTGGATTTGGTTGAGCGTCTGGGCGGTGGATGCCCGGTCGTCGGCAGCAGCAGCGGCGACCTGCTCGACCCGCGCGGCGACCTCGTCCTGCCTCGCCCAGTCCTCTTTCTTCTCGGCGCGTCGCTGGCGCCCCGTCAGGATGGAAAGGATGACCGGCGCGATGACCGACACGATCAGTGCGACGGCAATGGTCTCGTTACTATCCATTCCTCACCTCTAAGAGAGAACCGCATTCCGGGCACTGCTTCGGAGGACGCTTGATTCCCTCTTGGTGAACGAGAAACCCGACGTAGTCTGCCCGGACAACCCAGCCGAGCCGTCGTTCAGACGTACGTACTACGCGATAGCGGGGATGGCAGTCGGGACAGCGCAGGACCGTTACCACTAGTGGTTTCCATTGATCCGCCGCCCGGCCATGTAGCCAACCAGGGCCGCGATGATGACACTGATGATGCGCCCGATGGCATCAACCGCGCGGACGATATCCTGCGTCGGGTTGGTCAGCGTGATGTAGAGGATCGTGAGCGAGGTCGCGATCACAACCGCCGCCACGACGAGGACGAGGATCAAGGCGACCAGGTCAGCCGTTTGGCGCGGCAAAGCCTGGTCGCCTTCTCATCAGAGGATGTGCGCTGCTGCGAAGAAGGCCAGCCCGAGCGGCAGGAAGGCCACACCGAGTTTGCTGTCCACGCCGAACGCGGCGAGCACGAACAGGATGATCGCGATGACGGTGAGCAACAGGCTCACGCCAGCAGATCGGACTCGTTCCTGAACCATGATCTCCTCCTTTTACTTGACCGGCTTCGGCTCCTTCTGGCCCGCATTGGGCGGGATCGCCGTGACGTTGGTGTTCGCGACCTTGGTGACGTTGGGCTCACCCGCAGGGGTGGTCACGTTGTAGGCATCCCCGACGTTCAGGGTGGGCGGCTGTCCGGCAACGAGGGCGATCAGGGCGCCGAGCAGCAGCCCGAGCGCACCGAGGACCGTCGCAACCGACTGAGGCTCCACACCGGGCAGGAGGTGGAGCGACGTGATCGCGATCTGGGCGAAGCCCAGCGTTGCCGTGACGAGGCCGAGCCAGAGGTTGGTGGGTCGTCCAAGGATCATTCTGTTTCCCTCCTCATCACTGATCGTGGAAGACGGTATTCATGTCGCTGACACGAATCCACTTGTTGATGTGGACGCCGCTCAGAATCTTCCGAAAGACGGTGGTCGTGATGACCGCCGACTTCGGCCCTGGCGCGTTCTTCTTGTTCTGCTCCGGTCCGACCCACGCCTTGAAGCGGTAGCCGTTGGCATACGGGATCGGCCGCAGGACACCGGCCGAATCCTGGAACCAGATGCGCGCGAGGCCGGTCGCATCGACCCAGCCCGTGGCGCCCGCTGGCTGCGCGCCGATCGAGGCCGGAGCCCCGGCGATCGGATCGACGTAGACCGACTCGTAGCAATCGACCCCGCCACCGCCGTAGCCCGACGTGCTGATGGCCTGGAAGAAGGCGTGCGGGTCGTCGGCGGCGATCGCCCCGCGGACCTCGGCGTAGCGCGGCAGTTTGTGGAGCAGCGTGCCGTAGGCGTCGGCGCCCATCTCCGGCGTCGCGAACGTCACGATCGGGTTGCTCGGCTGGGGGTTGGTTGAGAGGTCCGGCACGGTGTAGGCGTAGCCGATCGCCTTGGCCGCGTCCTCCGACAGGTTGCCGGGGTTGTTGCGGGCCGGTGGATAGGCATCGTTCGAGCCGATCTCGCAGCGCCACTGGGCCAAGATGGCGTTGATGATCTTCTGGCTCGTCGTGCCGAGAATGGCCGCGGCTCGCATCGCGAGCACGTTGTAGCGCGGATCGTCGAAGGCGCTCATGTGCCATCTCCCGCTTCGCCGTCCTTCACGTCAGTCGGCAGGTCCGCCGCGGCGGCTTCGGGCTCCTCGACATGGGCGGCCAGGGCCGCCTTGGACTCATCGGGCAGCGGTCCGTCGATCACTGCGCCGTCCACGATCGGATCGTCTGACATCAGTTACCTCCCTCTCCGGTTATCCCGGCTGCGCTGATCCAATAGACGCCGGTCTCGTCACCGTACCACCTGATCCGGCCGTCAACCTTGTCTCCGTTGACCCATTGATAGGCGATGAACGTCTGGCCGACCTTCAGGACCGGGTTGGTCTTGATCGGCGCGTACTTCAGGCCCGGCCCGCCGCGCAGTCGCCGGGCGATTTCGGACGAGCCCGGCTTGCCCTTCAGGTGATCGGGCGACGGGATGGTCCTGACCGCACCATATCGGAGTCGAACGTGCGGCTCGGTGTCGGGGAAGATGCCGCAGTAGACGCCGCTGATACCCATGCTTTTCAGTGTCCGCGGATCGTTCTCGCCCCACGGATGGAGGGCGTGCGCGAACGCCATCACCTTGCTCCACGGCCACCACTCGGGGCCATCGCTCCATGGGTCATAGACGTAGGATCGATCGGGGTGACCGCCCGTGCCCCCACTGGTCTGATTGAGCCAGATGTTGTGATTGACATTGCCTTTGCCGATGGCCGAGCAGTTGCCTGCCAAATCTACGCCGCGCCCCGACTGGAGGCTCAGGGCGACCGTGGTCGGGCTGGCGACATTAGGCCCGGTGTGAACGAGGACCTGGACGCCGTGCAGCGCCGCGACGTGGGCGTTCTGCTCGATCGTCGTTCCGCCCGAGGTGTCCTTCGGCGTGATCTCGTTGCGGACCATGCAGCCCGTCAGGCGGACTTTGCCGAGCGTGCTCTTGTCGATGCCCATGGCAAACGACAGGCAGGTGCAGTTCTTCCACCCGAGCAATTCATGGTCGATGACGCACGCCCCCGCTGGCCCCTCCTTCTGGAACCTCGGTTGCTGGGTCATAGCTCCCTCCTATGAACTGAGCGTGAGACAACGGGCGATCAGCGCAGACGTGCTGGCTGGCGCGACCGTCATCGTGAACTCCCCGGCGACGTTGTCGGATTCGGTGTAATCGGTGCCCTTGATGAGCAGCAGGCCGCCACCCGAGCCGACGTAGACGATGTAGACATCAAGCGTGCCCGAGATGTACCCGAACGGCAGGCTGAACACCGTGGTCGAGTTGTCGGGCACAGGGCTCGGGGTGAACTGGCCCATCGCACCGTAGATGGTCGAGGTGCTGCTGTCGTTCACGGCTCCGGCCGCAGACGCACTGACGGCGCCCGCGGAACCACCCCTGCTCTGGTTGGCGAGGATGAACCGCCAGAGGGTGAACGGATCACCAAGTTGCAGGCCGAACGTGCCCTCGAACTGCACGACTCGGTCGCTCTCTCCGGCGCCGCCCTTGAAGGCGTCGGGGAACGACGTGCGCAGGCTGCGCAGGGGCAGGAGTTTGGTGACACCAAAGGTGTTCATCTCGATCGTGACGATATCACCCGCGATCAGGTGGTTCGGCACCCCTGACAACAGCGGAACGTCGGTGCTGAACCAGGTGAAGGTGAACTGCCACTGGCTGTACCGGAGCCCCTTCTGCTGACCGTAGATATCCGCGCCGGGAGGACCGTTGACGATCACGTCCGAGCGCGCATCGACCTGATCCTGGATCGAATACTTCTTCTCGCCGAAGTGCGTCTCGGCCACCTGCCAGCGTCCGTAGGTTGACTCGCTGGTAGCGTCTTCCGTGCGTGAGAAGACCGTCCCACCGGAGGGTCCGGCAAATGGTGATCCGCCCCACACCAGCGCGTCATTGACGATGAACGTGCCATCCTCCTGCCCTTCGACCTGCCGGAAGCCGTAGGTCGCGCCCTGGTAAGAGGCCGGGCTGGCGGTGATCGCGGTCTTGTTCGGTTGATCCGAGAAGCCCCAGCGCTTCTCTACGTCCTCGAACGCCTTGTAGATGAAGTTCTTGCTGCCGTCGATGTACCAGATCGCCCCGCCGAAGAACGAGATTTGCTCGAACTCGGTACGCAACTTCGCGCCCTGCTGGACTGAGTCCCCGGCGGTCGGCATGGTCACGATGTCCTCGATGCCGGTGGTCGTGAAGTCCGAGCAGTCGGTGAAGTTGTCCACGAGGTCGCGCAGGATGCCACCATCGGTCGTGTCGGTCACGGTGATCTGTGAGAGGTAGTCCGAGGTGTCGCGCCAGACCCGCTTGTCGAAGATGACGTTGTAGTCGGTGCCGCGCAGGGTCCACGTCCGCAACTGGTAGGCGGACAGGTTGTTGGTATCGGCGGCGGGCGCCATGTGGCCCATGCTGACCTGGGTGATGTAGCCACCGAACATCCTGACCCCATCGACGGTCAGGCTGATCTCCTTGCCGGTCGAGAACGACAGCGTCCGGTTCGGGTCGCGGAGCACGATCGAGAACGAGCCCGGCACACCGCCGAAGTTCTGCTCGAAGTTGCACTGCTGAAACATGCACGACGACGTGCGGTCGGTGCCGTCGATGACGATGGCGACAGTGGACATTCAGCCCCCTCCCATCATCCGGCGATCAAGTACAGGGACCAGTAGCAGACGCGAGCCACGCCGGTCGGTGGGGTATCGAAGACGATCGTACCGAGCCCCCCGTCCTCCGTGTACGCCGAGGCGGGCTGGAGGAGGCCGTTGAGGAAGACCTGCGCCGAATACTGGACGAAGCTGGCCGACATCTGCAACGACGTGGTGGCGGGATCGAAGTCCTCGCAGACCCAAGCGTTGAGTGAGACGCCAGAACCGGCCGGAATCGGCGTGCTGCAACCGGGGAACCCGTCGATATCGAGGACCTCGATACGCCAGTCGGGCGTGGCGGGGTTGGTGGTGAAGGCCGTAATCTCCAAGAGCGCTGGCACGGTGATGGGGGACCCGCCGAAGTTCGGGTAGTCCGTGTAGGCGGGGGCGGCGTCGTTCTCGTAGTAGGCACGAATCTTGTAATCGGTCGAGGTCATCAGAATCTCGACCCAGAACCACTGGTCGGCAGGGTCAGTTGTGCCCAGCGGGAAGGTCGTCCCACCGCTCGAACCGCCACCACCGGCCCTGGCGTTGACGACACCGAGGTCGATCACGTTGGGCGAGCCGCCCGAGGTGTAGTGGAAGGTGGCAGCCGTTGAGCCTGGCGTCCCGCTGGCACCGCTTTCTCGACTAACAGCAGACATCCAGAACTGGATGCTCCCTGTCTGCGATGCCCCGACGATCTTGATGAGCGCCCGCAGATGGATCGGATACGTAAACGGCAGAACGAGTATCTGGCTCGTGAAACTGGTGCCTGACACACTGGTCGGCAGCAGCCGACCCTCGGTCCCGTTCACGCTCGCCATGCTGCCGCGGCTGCCGACCGTCCAAGCCGTCCCGTAGTCGCTGGTTCCCCAGCCACCGGCAGCAACAGTCCGTGTGTACGTGTCGGTCGGACCATCGCACGCCAAGTAGCACGGCCGCACGGCGTAGTCGAAGTCGATGAAATCAATCGCCAATGTCCGGCCCGCCGTACCTCGACCGTGCAGTTCGACATCGAACTCGGTGTCGTTGCCCGCAAGCACCGTGCCGCCCGTATCATCGGCGTCGATCAGCCACGGGGTCGGCTCGACCTCGGCGGCACGCCAGACCTTCACCCGCGAGTAGGAGCCGGGCAGCACATCCCAGCGCATGTTGTACAGGTCGGTCGTCCATGTGAATGCCTGGTCGTGCTGCGTAGAGGTGTCCTGTGTCCACACCGATACCCGGCCGAAACCGGCGCTGCTGATATAGCACTCGACCTGTGGCCCCGCCACGAAACTCCCGCCGCCATAGATGGTGAACATCTGCGACAGGAACTCGCTGATGGCGCCGTTCCCAAGCGCGGACGCGATGAACGATGTCCGCATCGAGAATGCCCCGCCATAGAACGGTGCCGCTGGCGCATCGCTACCGAAGAACTCAACCCAGTTCGTGGTGGATTGAAGCGCGCTCGAACTGCCGGACAGGGTGAACACGCCCTGCGAGCCGTTGACGCTCAGTCGAGTTGCAGTTACCTGCCACTGATGACCGCTCGGGGTTGTCGTTCCCCAACTTCCGGCTGGCACCGTTCGATTGAAGTTCTCGAACTGGATATCCGCACAACGGTCGCGTGTGAAGTCGATCTGGCCCCAAGCCCCGGTCGCCGTCGCGCTCGGGTTGCTGTTGGTGACGGAGGTGAACAAGGCGCCGTTCGTGTTGATGTAGCCCGAACCGCCAGCACCGTAGATCAGCCAATCGGGCTCGGTGGTGCCGTGCTCCCACGCCTTGACCCGCCATTGCTTACTGGCGGCAGTCCCGGTCCAGTTGACGTAGAGCTTGATGTCGTAGGCCACGCCCGAGGTGAGGGTCATCGGATACGCCGTGCCGTCTTGATCCTGAAGCACCTGACCGGCGTAGTCGAGGCGTGCGAACACGCTATACGTGCTGAAGATGACATCGCGCACGCCGATCGTCATCACGCCCAGCGCCGCAGCCTCGGTCATGGTGAACGTGGTGGACAGCGTCCAGCCCGTCGTGTCCATCCACGGCCCGCTGATGAACGGCGAGATCGAGGGAGGAGTGGACTGGACGCCGACGATCTTCAGCGTGCCTGCGTCAACGACAACGATCCCCTGCGTGCCATTCACGGACCAAGTGCCGTTCAGGATGCTGGTCGAGTACGCCAAGCCGAAGCCTGGGAACGCATTGCCCCAGCCGGTCGGCATGGTGCGCTCGAAGCTGTCAAAGAGGGTCGTCAGTTCGCAGTCCTGACAACCAGCGGGGGTCGGCTGTGGCAGCGGGAAGTTGAACGGCGGAAAACCGAACGGCGGGAAGTGGAAATTGAACATGAACGGGTCGAAGAAGTTGAACGGCGTGTCGATCTCGTGGCTGAGGGTCAGGGTGTACTTCGGCGCGGTCGGTGCCTCGAAGTCGATCTCCATCTTGCGGATCGGGATCACATCGTTGAAGCCGAAGGTGTTGCTCGTGAAGTTCACCTTGTCGGCCACGCGAAGGCCCTGCTGGTAGGTCGTGACCATAACTGCCGGGCGATCGTTCTTGGCGCCGCGCTTTGACTGCGGCGAGCCGTCGATGATCGACGCCGCGATCCGGTTGATGGTCGATTGCAGGTACACCCCGAAACTGGTCTGTCCCATCTGCCACAGCCCGTGGGTGGCTTGGCTCGTCGCGTCCGTATCGCGCACGAAGACCGGTGTCTGGGAGCCGTAGCCGACGCCCCAGCACATCACGTCGTTGGCAAGGTTCGTGCCGTCGAGCAGGATTTCCATCTCGCGATAGCCGAACGAGGTCACATGGTTGGGCTGGTCCGACAACGCGAACGGGGCGTTGGGCGTATCGACATCGGTGTAGACGAAGTTCTTGTCGGGGTCGATGTAGTAGATGGCCGCGGGCAGGCTGGCGATCGACTGCATCGCCTGACCCCAGGTATCACTGCCCTCCCATGCGCGACCCTCCTGCGTCCACGTCGTATCGGCCACGTTCTCCACGTAGGTCGTCGTATCCAGCCCGTCGCCCGACAGGTCGAGCCAGTCGGCGAACAACTGCTGGATGGCGGTCACGTCGGCGGTGTGCGGCGGCAGGAGCGGAGCCATGATGTGTGCCCCGTTCGCCTGATCGAACACGATCCGCTTGGCGAGCAGGATGTTGATGTCCGAGCCGACGATGTCGAAGAACCGGGTCGGGCCGAAGTCGTCCACGTTGAGCGCCGGGAAGACGTAGATGCGGTTCACGCTGGCGATGAAGCCACGCCATTCGGTCCGGCCGCCGATGGTGAGTACGATCTCCTGGCCGACCGTGAAGGACTCCGTGCTGGCGTCGTCGCGGACTCGGAACTTGCACTGCCCGGCCACGCCGTTCACCTGTGACTCGAAGTGCATCGACGCGATGACCACCGAATCGGTCAGGACAGATAGACCACCAATGGTCAGATCGAACTCGCTCAACCCGCCCGGCGTGAATGGATCAGCAGGGACATACGGGACCACGACGCTGACGCGCTCGTTGACGATCGGCACCAACTCGGCCACCGCTCGCAGGAACGTGCCAACCCTCGTCACCGCAGTAGAGATCGAGGAGATCGAGTCAGCCACCGTCCGGTTGATCGTTCGGACCTGCGTCACGGCTTCGGTCAGGGTCGCGAGACTGTCAGCGACGGTTCGCACGATAGCGGCCGCGACAGTGGCAACGACCGCCTCGGTCAGGGTGCTGACGGAGTCGGCGACCGTACGAGAGAGGGTTCGTATCCCGACCACGGCTTCGGTCAGGGTCGCGAGCGACGCTGATGCCGTGCGCGCGTAGGTTGCTACTCGGGTCGGGCTCTCGGTCAGGGTCGAGAGGGAATCCGCTGCCGTACGAGAGATTGCCCCGCCACTCTCGTCGAAAATACCCGAGTCGAAGATGCCGGTGTCGAAAATACCGGGGATATCAGTCGTTCCAGCGACCGACTCGGTGATTGAGGAGACCGAGTCGCCAGCGCTTCGGACGTAGGTCGCAACACGAGTCGGGCTCTCGCTGAGGGTCGCAATGGAGTCGGCGGCTGTAACTCCAGCCCCGCTCTCATCGAAGATACCGGAATCGAAGATGCCGGGATCAAAGATTCCCATGGGAACCCTCCCCCCAGCTTAGGGACGTATCACGCGATCTGGACTGCGGTGATCGTAGAAACGTTATTGCCGACGCCGTTGAACCCAGCAGCGGCGAGGATCAGGTTGCCGTTGACCTGGCTCGTGGCACTCGCCTTGAACGTCTTGGACCCGTTCCCCGTCACCTTTGCCATCAAGGCCAGCGAGTTGTTCCCACCGGCCACGCAGAACCCGACCGCCGAAGCGTAGGTGGTTCCCGAGCTATCGCGTATCTGCACCGTCTGTGTCGCCGACGATGCACTCGACATGGCAATGGACACAAAGATGAGCCATGTTCCGGTAGCAAGCGCGCCAGTGACCGGTCCGTCGTACCACGTTCCCGCCGTGGTCATGGTCACGTCTGCGGCTAGTTGCGTCATCGACGACGACAGGCTGACGACATGGTCCGCGTTCCATTCGGCCTTGTGGATTTCGCCGGTCCCCGAGTCGGTCCCAGACGCGACGGTGGCGTGAGTAACGGTCATTAGTTCACTCCTCGCATACCCTTCAAGGCACCCTCGCGTCCGATCACCTTGGTCACCGCTCGGGCGATCGCGTCGATGTCGGAGTCGTTGCGAACATACACGTCGCCGAAGTTGACCGTCGTGTCACCACCGCCACCGCCGAGCATCGCCGCGGTATGCGGGTTGCGCAGGACGGCTACCGTCTCGTTCCGGTCGTTCTCGCCCACGGTCATCATGCCGACCGGTCCGCCACCCGTGTTGAACAGCGCACCACCCGCAGCACCACCGACCTTGTTGCCCTGGTCGTGGTAGCCGCCCGATGTCTGCGCCCCGGCAAACGACGCGGCGTAACTGTTGAGATAGGTAATCGTCCTCGACAGGTACGTGTTGAAGGCATCGGCGGCGTACTTCGACGCTCCGAACATCGCCTTACCTGCTGCGGTCTCCAACGCTGTCATCTGCGCGAAGTCGTGGTTGATGACTGCATCGACCTGACTGAGATACGTCCCGACCGCGGCGACCTGCTGCTGCTGGAGTTGCTGTGCGCGCTCCAATTCGGCGGTCTTGACCTTGACATCGATGGTGACCTGACGGCCTTGAAGCAGGAGGCCGATCTGTCGCGCGAGATCGGCCCCCTGCCGGAGATTCTGGATATCGACGATCTGCACCTGATTGCCGAACATCTGGCGCTGGATGTCGAGTTGCTTCTGGGCGTAGTCGGCCTCGATCTGGGCTTCCTTGATGTTGGCCTGTCGCTCCTCCGGGGTAACGCCCGGTGCCTGGAACCCGGCCAGTGCGGTCTGGAAGTTGATCTGGCGCTGCTGGAGGTTGAACTGGAGCAACTGGCCCTGCCGGGACAGGACGAGGTTCTGCCGTTCGAGCACGCCCAGATACGACTGCCCGGCGCCGAAGTTCTTGCCGGTCAGGCCCCCGATGTCAGCCAGCGAGCGGCGGGCGATGAACAACTGGTAGTTGTACTGGGCGACCTGATAGGCGGCCTGCTCATTGACGATGCTGGTCTGGAGCCCGGCGATCTGCTTGCCGGTCGCGACCACGCCATTGAGCGCCGACTGGAACGCCACACCGGCCGCCGAGCCGAAGTTCTTGATGAGTTCCGGCTTGTACGTTTCCTCCAGCACCTTCAGGCCAGCCGCGTAATTCGCGTTCAACTGGTCCTGAAGTTGATTGGCCCCCTTCAGGTCGGTGTTGATGCGCTCCTGCTCCTTGCGGTTCGCCGCAACGATCCCGGTGTTCGTGGGCAGAAGCGGCTGGGCGAGGTTCTGAAGTGACTGCTGCGCGGGAAGTTGAGTGAACTGCTGGAACTGCTGCTGACGCTGCGTGCTCGCAAGGAACGCCGGGCGCTCGTAGGCGAACTGTTGCTGAAGCGCCGGGACGGATGCCGCGGCTTCTCGTTCGCGCTGCCGCTCGTTTGCCTGCGCCAAACGGCTGAGGGTCGCCGTATCAGGGATGCTGGCGCCGACGCTGATCTGCTCCAGCGCCTTCTTGTACTCCTCGGCGGTCTGGGCGACGGCGCCGTTGACCTTCAGGATCAGCCCGGTCGTCTCGGCCAGTTGCACGCCGTACGTGTCCCCAGCCTGCACCGCACGCTGTTCGGCCGCTGCCAGTTCGTCGGTCGAACGGGCGTAGGCGTAAGTGACCGTCGCCGTCCGACCCAGCGCCTCGCCGCCACGCTTGGAGGCGTCTTCGAGGTTCTTGACATAGGCGTCGATGGCATTGCGCTGGCCGGGCTTCAGCGACGACTGGAACGCAGACTCGGGCGGTGTCGGCGGACCAATCTGATTCTCAGGTGGGGCGGGCGTCTTGGGGAACGCCACACCGAGGCCGATTCCCGCCAGGCCGCCGAGCGGACCGAGACCCCGAATGGCGTCGCCGACCCCGCCCGCAATATCGGTTGCTGTGCCAAGCGGCCCGCGGTCGTTGCCCTGCCGGATCGGCTGCTCCTGGCGGGTAACAAAGTCGCGGAAGGCGGGCTGGCTCAGGAAGTCGAGAGCCTTGCCGATGTCGTCGAACGGACCCTTGCCCTGCGTCTTGCTGAGACCGCCGAGGTCACCTGCGATCAGTTCGGAGACGCCCTTACCGCCGCCCAACTGCTGGGCGAGGAACGATGTCCCGGCCACCCCTCCGAAGCCGCCAAACAGCCCTTGCGGAGCCTGCTGGTTGGTTCCGGTCGATGCTCGGAACAGGTCGGATGCCTGCTGCTGCGCGATTGCCCCGGCTTTGACCTGGGTCGTCAGTTTCAGTTGCGTCGAGAGATAGTCGGAGGTCGTCGCCGATAGGCCAGCCGTGGCAGCCTGCTGGGCGAGCACCGCATCGACGTTGCCCTTCTGGGCAACGGTCTGCTGGGCGAGCGCGCTGGTGACGGCGGTGGACTTCGCCGCGAAACCACCCTGCATGTCGATGAAGTCGCCCAGTGCCGGACCGATAGCCGACAGCGCAACATCAACGCCCTTCAGGGCCAGCGAGAAGCCGACCGTGGCGACGCCGATGCCGACGAACGTCCGAATGGCCGCCGACGGACCAGAGAACGACTGGACGCGCTCCAGTGCCTTCGCCCGCTCGTTCTCGGCCGCGGTCAGTTCCTCGGTCGCCTGACGGGTGGCCGTCCGGCTCTTTAGGACATCGGGCTCCCGCAGGCGATCCTGCGAGATGCGCACCTTCTCGTTAGCCGCGGCCAGTGCCGCCTGCGCCTCAACCCGCTGACGACCGCCCGCGAGGAAACCGCCGAGGCTGGACTCGAAGGTCCGCAGGGTCCGACCGGCGGTGAAGGTCTGGGCCTCCGAACTGGCGATCCGCTCGGCCTCGCGCCGGGCGACATCCTCCTCGGTCCGACGAACGGCTGGGCCGCGACCGCGCGCTGTCGTAGCGGGTCCGCGAGTCTGAGCCGTCGCCTCATCGCGGGATATCTGGAGCGACTGGCGACGTTCCTCACGTTGGTCGGCAAGGCGCCGCGTTCGCGCCCGACGAGCCTCTGCCTCGGCGGCGAGGTTGACGGGCTGCTGCGCCGCGCCAGACAGGAGGGCCGCGCGCTGTGCCTCGGAGCGCCGGAACGCCTCGATCTCCTGCGGCGAGCGCTGACGACCGGCGAACCCGGTGGATTGCGGCTGATTCCCCTCCTCGTGCTGCGCTTCATAGGAGAGTTCGGTCAGGCGGCGCTGCTCGTCGGCCTTCGCCGAGATGCCTGCGGCTCGGTCAGCCCGTGCAGCCTGATCGTCGAAGTACGACGTGGCGAGTGCAGCGAGATTGTCATAGTGACGACCTTGGGTGGTGAGTTCAACCCGGCGGGCGCGCTCGGACTCGCTGAATGCCCGCTGCGCTGCCGTTCGTCGAGACTGCTGAACGCGCGCCTGATGACGGTCACCCTCGCGCAGTTCGTTGGCCGCCATCCGGGTCTGGAACCCGAGACGACCCTGCTCCTCCTCACCCATCTCGGCGGCAATCGCGGTCCGATCGATGTTCTTGCGACGTGGCGCTGAACGCGCAGCAGGAGTCGTAGCCCTAGGTTGCTCATCGTCACCGGGGGGCGGGGCACTGGCTCGTGCCCGACTGCCGCCGCGGCGCCCGCCGTCGCCCCCGGCAGCAGCCTGTGTGACGTTCTTGGCAAGCGGAGCCGGACGAGCGGCATTGACCCGGAGTCGTTCGAGTTCCCGTTCGGCAGTCGCCGCCGCAGCCGGATCGACCACGACCTTGATGGGGACATTCTCCAGCCCCGCCAAGGAGCCTTTGAACTGGGCGTAGAACTCCTCCGTATCGCGCTTGGCCTGCTCGGTCGAGACCGGGATGACGATCGGCTCGATCGGCGTTCGAGTTGTCTGGGTCAGCGCGGCTTGGTCTGCTCGCGCTGCCGCCCGCTGGCGAGTTGACCGCTGCCTCGTGACATTCGCTTCCTCGGTGGCCTCCTCGGCAGCCGCCGCACGAATGGCTGCACGCCGCGATCGAACCGGCGCAACGGGCGCCGCAGGAGCCGGAGCAACCGGACGTGTCGCCGCTACCGGCGGGCGCTCGACCTCGATGTGGATGATGGCTGCCTTCTGGGCCGCAGCCATCTCGGTCTTGAACTCGCCCAGGAATACGTTGAGTTGTTCCTTGGCCTCGCTCGTACTGACCGCGAGGACCAATGGCTCTGCCGCAGGCGAGGCGTGAACGTCCTGAACAAACTCGGCCTGCTGCGATCGAGCAGCCTGCTGGACGGTTTCGCCTAGATGCCCAAGACCCTCGGCCTGCTCACCTAGCTGCTCACGAATAGCCTTTTCGAGGCTGTCATAGGCACTGGCGCCAGCGCCCCCGGCTGGCGCCATTCGCTCGTACGCCATCTGCGCATACGACTGGGGCGGTGGCTGCCGACGAGGAGGAGGTTGAGGAACGACAGCCTGCGCTTGTGCCGTCTGGGTTGTGCGGGCCTGCGTGGGCGTGGCGACATGCGGTTGAATGGTGAGCGCCGCCGACATCTTCGCGGCGGCGGCCTGCATCTTGCCGAGGAGGGCTTCGAGTTGCGCGTCCACCCCTGCTTGGGAGATGGATGCTTCGACTGAAATCCCGCCTACGCGCTCTGCTTCGTCAGCCACATCTCACCTCCCTTCAGAACTGCTTATCGCCCGCCGGATCAACGACAGTATCGCCCGGCTTGGGTTGCTTCCGGCCCGGCGTCGGAACACCGCGTTTGGCTGCTTCGATGGCTTCGTTCTGCGCCTCGATCGTGCGCACGGCGAACTCACGCATCCGCCGGAACTCGACCTCGGGCAGCAGTTTCAGTGCCGCAGGTGTCATCTTCCAGAACAGGGCCACGTTGGCACGTTCGACCCAGCGATCTTCGAGGTAGCCTCCGAGGAGGCGCTGCCCGCCGGGTAGCTGCGCCTTGCGCAGCTTTGCTGCCTCAGCGGGCGTTAGGAGTTTCCCTCGGCGTCGGCATCCTTCAGCAGGTTCAGTTCGTCCCACGCCCGCAGGAGGGTGACGAGTTTCGCGCCCGCCCACTTGCCCATGTCGTCGATGCTCGTCGGAGGACTGACGATGCTGGTCGCGAGATTCAGCCGCGAGTTGAGCCGCCCGTTGAACCGCTGGGTCTGCTCGTTGTAGGCAGCGTCGTAAGCGTCGTCGCCTTCGTCCACGGTGACCTGCCGGAGCCGGTACGTCGTCCCCTCGTAGTTGAGTTCCCCCCAGCGCAGGCCCTTGTAGGGCTCCTCGGTATAGGTCCCGGTCGCGCTGAAAATCTTGCTGGGCTTCTCGGCTTCCGCCGCTGCCGTCTTCGCCATGATGTCTCCCTCTCTGCTAGCGGTGCAGGTGACCCGTGGTCACACCGCTCTCCGTGTACATGATGTCTTCGAGCGTCAGGACGCCGCCTTCGTAGCGCCATTCCTTCCAGCCCAGGATGTCGAACCGCTGATGGCCGAGACGTGGCGAGTTGAACTCGATCACGACGCGCTTCTGGAGCGGTATGCCGTTGTGTTTCAGGTTCATCAGGGGCTCACTGACCCATGAAAATTGCGCCCTGAAACGAAGCAGAGGCGTCGTGCCGTCCGGCTTCGTTCCAGAGCGCCTGATGTTCCAGCGAGAGATGATCGCGACCTTGGCACCTGCCGCGGCCGTGATGTAACCAGCGTCTCCCTGGATGACGGCTTCACTGCCGCCGGTAGGACCCAGCACTCAGCACCTCCCTCGTGACTGATTGCGAGGAGTATAGGGCTGCGCTCTCGATGAGAGCGACCCGATTACGCGGTGAAGACGACCCAGTTGGACGCGGCCCGGAAGTTGCCGTTGATCGAGCACATTCCGTTGAGGTTCACGTCCACCGTGGCGTCGAGGAACCCGGAGCCGTGGGCGACTTCGTGAACGCCGATCGATGAGGCGCCCACGCCGCTGTCGGCGTACAGGTAGAGCATCTGCGCCCCGAGGGAGGCAGCGTTGAGGAGCAGGTCGCCCGAGAGATCGAGCAGGCCCGTGTAGGTGCCCTGAGCGTCACGAAGACCGGCGAACCAGCGCTTGTTCGTGTCGCTGAAGGCCGAGCCGTCGTAGAACTCGCGAGACGAGTTGTACGTCCACTGGGTCTTCGCGGCGACGAGCGTGCCGCCGCCACTGATCGGGCCACCGATGACGATCGCGCCGTTGATTCCTGCTGCCCGCAGGTCGGCATTTGCAGCCATAGCAATCCTTTCTTATGCGATGTCGGAATCGGCGGTGAAGATGAGGGAGCGCAGCGCGGGGTTGCTTTGCGCGACCTTGACTTCGAGAACGCCTCCGACCTCGTAGATGGGTTTGCCCTGCGGGTCCTCGTCTTGCAGCGATAGGCTGCTCGTAAAGAGGCACGACAGGCTCGTTTGCCCGGTCACGGTGAGCCGCTGTTGGTTCAGCGTCGTGAACGCAAGCTGAAAGGCGCTAGCTGCGTCTTCCTGGGTTTTCGCGAAGATCAGCACATCCACCCCTAGGATGTTGACCACGCCCGTCCAGTCGAGCAACGCCGGAGCGTAGTGCAACTGGAGAATGCCGCGTGGGTATGCTGTCTCCGGCGGGGCGAAACCCTCAGCCCAATCTCCCAACAACTGGTCTTTGAGGACCAGGTTGGCACGGAGTTGGCGAATAAGGGCCTGCCGGACACTAGGCCAGGGAATGACGAGAGCCATCTGCTATCGCCCTCCGAAGGCTCGACGTAGGTTGGTAGCGAACAGGTCTACGAGATGCTGTCGCTGTCCATGAAGTGCGGGCAGGAGGAACGGCTGGGCCGCGGTCCTGACCGTTGGGAACTCGACGAACTTGGCGTACCGGATGCCCGCCGTCACGGTGACCGACTGGCCGTTGCCGGTCTGGATGGCGCCGCCGGATTCGATCGACGCCTTCAGCGCGCCGCCGACATGCACACTGGTCGCCTCGCCCACGCCCGTCTCGGCACGGTGGATGGAGGCTCCTGAGCGGGCCTCGCTGCGTCCACGGCTGGTCATCGCCTCGCTGGCGCCGGGACCCGGCTCGAACCCGCCCCCACGCAGCCGTGAAGCCCCTGAGACGGACGTAAACCGTCCGCCCTGCTCGATCCCCAGGAACCGCAGTTCGCGCGTCCTGGAGAGCGTATTGGCCGAGCCCGGTCGGCGTATCTGGACCTTGGCGTAGTTAGCGATGTGAGCCACCGCCCGGCGGCGCTTGAAATCGTTGGGCGCGACATGACCGTAGTAGTTGTTGGCGCGCTGGGTGGCGATCGCTTTCTCGGCCGGAGTGAGCGAGCGGTACTTGCGCTTATAGCCCTTCTTCTCACGGAACGCCTTGCGGATCGGCGCTCGGCTCCGGGCATCCGCGGCGATCATGTCGCCGATCTCGTCCAGTGTCGTCTCGGCCGCCTGGTTGATGAGTTCCTTGATGAGGGGGATGTTCAGGAACGCGCCCATCAGACCAGCCTGCGGAGCGCGACCGAGAGCGAGGTCGGGTAGGTGTTATCGACGTTGGTGTTCTGGGCGAAGTAGTCGCTACCGCCGATGACGATCTTGTCACCTGGGTTGATATTGGTGCCGATCGGGACGAGCAGTCGGAACAACTCGCTCAGGCTCTCACCGCCATTGATGACCGACAGCGTGACCGGGTTCGGGGTGATCTCATACAGCCAGCCGAGCACCGTCGAGGACGGAGAGGCGGGATAGCCCGTCTCCTGCCCGTCGGGAGTCTGGATGGTCGAGCGGTTGTAGATGTAGACCGTCGTCTTCAGGCCCGACAGGACGAGGTCTTGCAGAGCCGCCAGTTCTGATTCGCTGATGAGGGACATCGACCACCTCCCCCTTGACGACAGAACGATAATGCTTGGGCCGTTGGGCGCTCAGTCCGCGGGCTGCTAACCCTCTAGGGCGGTACGTCAAGCCGTCCTGCCGCACTTATTTCATAGAGTGCCCGGACCAATACCGGGTATCGCGGGAGGAGGTGCTGCCTATCTACCCCACAGAATCACCCGTGTCACAAAGCCCCACTCGAAGGTCAACCCGAGTGGGGCTTTTACGTGGTTAGACCACGTCGGCCCGGCGGGCCACGATGCGGAGGCAGTTCTCGCAGGACTTCCCGGCCGGGAGTTTGGCGACGACATCGCCGTAGATCACCCGGCCGCACATCGTCTTGTACCTGTTCTCGACGCGCGCCGGGCTGGCAATGGCGTGCCACGATCGGCCGAGGACCCACTTGATGTCCTTGATCGGCTTCTTCTTCTTGCGGAACTCGCAGCCTTCGTCCACGAGGCGGCGCATCTGCGACGGGTTGCGGGTCGCCCGGTTGTAGGCATTCGACAGTTCGTCGTTGCGGGCAGCGTCCTGACCCGACCAGGCGCGTGTCTTGTAGTTCTTGCCGATGACCGGGTGCCACAGGTGGAGCACATCGTTCTGGGTGGTCTTGTGCTTGCCGTACAGCGTGTCCAGCGCCCGCAGGATCGCGACATCCTCGCCGCCCCAGCCCTTGAACCGCTCGTCGAAGCAGCCAAGGACCTCCAGCGCCTCGCGCGGGAAGATGGTCACCATGGCGCCGTAGCGATGGCCGTAGCCGCTTTTCATGCCGTCGCCATCGAGATCGCCGGGCAGCGGCGGTGACGGGAACCGCAAGGGATCGGACGGCTTGGACGCGAGGACCCGCTGCGTCGCACCCCGGTTGAGCCGGTAGAGGTGACGGTACGGGACGTACCACAGGTGGTTGGCGAGTTCTTCGAGGATGCGGTCGGCGCAGCGGTCGAGGATGGAACCCGGCATGTAGGTATCGGCGTCCAGCACCACGAGGACCCGACCACGGGCGCGGCTCGCGGCATCGTTGAGCGCTTCGGTCTTGCAGAACGGCCTGCCACGGCTCTTGCCGATGATGATCTCGGCATCCGGTAGTTCGCGCTTCCAGTAGCGGCGCACCCACGCGAAGGCTCGCTGGCGCTCCTTGTTGTCCGACCGGAACGGGATGAGCAGGCTCATCTTCGGTCGGCGCGGATGCGGCTTGGGAGGCTTTACCGGCTTAGGCACGGGCCATGGTGAAGATCGCCTTCACCTCCTCCAAGACATCGAACAGTTCGTACTGCTTCTCCATGACGACGTTCCTGTCCGCCTGCTCGGTGACGCCGATCTGGAACGGCATGTGCAGGCTCGCGGTGTAGTCCAGCCACTTGAACAGCCCTCCCTCCTGGTGTTCGTGACTCAGTGCCCGCGGCGAGATTTCGATGCGGCGAGGGATGCTGAAGGCGTCGGCGAGGACGATGCCGTGGAGCGACGAGGAGACGATCTTCTTGCAGCGCCCGATGTCGCGGATGACTTCGAGCGGGTCTCCGGTGACACGGATGATCTTTGGGTTGAACTTGGTGAACCGAGGGTCGTGCTCCAGCGTCGTGTCCGTCCAGTGGGGGATGAGCCCCAGGTTGTAGCGCTTGTCCTCGACCTTGACCAGTTCGTCGGCCAGCAGGCCCGGATCGGCCAGGACGAAATCGCCCCTCAATCCCTGCGCCGACAACGGCCCTCGAACCGCGAGGACGACGGCGTTGGGCAGTGACAGTTTCGTCCTCGCGTGGAGCAGCCCGGCGCCCGCGATCACGCCGCCCCAATCCGAGGGAAGCTGGTCGAGGACTGAGCCAGCCATCACCAACTCGGCGTCCTCGGGCGCGGCCCACTCCGAGGTCAGGCGCATGAACCGCGTGAGGATGAGCCCGGTCAGGGCGTCTCCGAAGTTGGGCCTGCCTTTCCAGAAGTAGGTCTTGACCGGCTTCATCGATCCCCCCGTTGTTAGGCAACGCTTCCGATCGCAAATCCTGTCAGGAGTGACGCGGCGGGACCGGGGATGGTCACCCCGTTCTTGGTCACATAGCCGCCGGGGTTCATCTGCGTGATCGCGACTTCGGCCACGCGGACGCTCTGGAGCCCGATCATGCCGCGCTGGGCGATGCGCGACTGGCCGAGCATGTCGGTCGCGATGATCGAGGTCGCCGTCTCGATGGCCGACGGCAAGGTGTACGTGTACGAAACCGTCGCCAGATCGTCGGGCACCGGTTCGGCGGCATCGGTGAAGGTGATCGTCCCGTCATCGGTGTTGACCGTGTAGTCCGACGGATCGATCTCGACACCGGCCACCGTGACCGTCACGTCGCCGCCTTCGAGCCAACTGCCATGGCTTGCCATGTAGAGGTTCGGACTGACGGCTTCGAGCACGTCCTCCGTGGATGTGAACTGCCAGCCGTAGGTGTAACTGGTCAGGGTGAACGGCTCGTACAGACCGAACCAGAAACCGAGCGGCGGGTAGCCGATGATCGTCGGCTGGCTGGCGACGATCTCGACGAAGCCCGAGGTCGAGTTGACCATCAGGTCGGATGGCTGAAGGGTGATCGAGTACGAGTTGGTGTACTGGATCGAGAACGCCGTCAGGGTTCGGATCGGGCGGTGGGAGAGGAACACCCGGCGCGCGCCCGGCTCGTTGAGGAGCGGGCTCGGCGGCTGCCAGATGTGCTGCTCGTTGGTGATCGTGCCGCCCCGGAAGTCGTGCTTCTGGGGCTGGAGCCCGGCGTTGCAGAAGGTATCGACCACGGCCGACGCTGCGACGAGTTTGTTGCGCAGCGACAGTTTCGTGCCGGTGTCAGCGATGCCAAATCCGCCGTGGATGTAGCGGAGGGGACTGACGTAACTTTGCAAGGCCATCACGCACTCTCCTTCCGCGCAGTTTTGTGCTCGACTGCCCACGATCGATGCGCGGCAGATGACCGCTAACGAGGAGAGTCAGATGGCAGAGAAGAACGAGTTTCAGAAGCAGGCCGACAAACAGGCCGAGTCCGTCAAGGATATCCCTGCTCATAGCAACGAGCAGGCCGTGACCCGCGACACGACCCCGTCGGTCGAGCGCCCCGGCCACGAGACGGAGCATCCCGATCGGCCGAAGGTGCAGTGATGCCGACCGCGACGAAGCAGCAGCACAAGACCAGCAAGACCCAGTCGAGCACTGACGGCAAGTCCGCCACCGACAACGTGTTCGGTCTCGACGACGAGACGTGGACCCGGCTGAAGCAGCAAGCCGCCCAGTCGGGGGTCTCGACCTCCGACATGATGAAGCAGTACATCGTCAACGCGATCGGCGCCCCGGCGCCCGAAGGCGCTTGGCATTCAGGCCAGGAGACTGATCCCAGCCTGAAGTAACTTCCTATTCAATCAGCCCCGCCTCGTCATTCTGGGAACGAGGCGGGGCTTCTTTGTGGCGGGCAAGAACCAGACGGCGTCAGAGGGAGGACGCCGGGGCACCTGGTTCCCGCCCACCATGAATGGAGCAGGCTTTCCCTCTGGTGACTACGAGGTGGCCTGGTTGGCCCGGAGCTTCACGTTGTACGGAAGCGACGTGACCGCGAGGCCGACCATGTAGTAGATGATGAACAGCCGAGTGAGTTGGCCGTTCACGCCCGGCGGAATCTCGATCACGGTCGGACCCGGCGAACCGAGGTACGGCATCGTGACCGTGGACTCGTTGAGGACGTAGATGTCGGCGACCGTCTCGCCGCCATTGAAGGGGCCGTCACTGTTGGTGGTGACGTAGGTCCCGATCGAGTCGCCCGGCACCGTGACGAGCGGAAGCTCACCCTGGTTGGTCATCACCGCGGGGACGCGGACGCCCGGCACGAACTCCATGCGATCGACGGTCCGCTGGATCGTCAACTGCGCATTGGCGAACTGCTGGCCTTCTGCGGCGCGAGCGAAGATCACCGTGGGCGGAACACCGACGGCGTCGGTGATCGCCGTGGCAGCCTCGCCGAAGGCGATGTTGAACGAGTTGGGGTTGCTGGTGAGATACGGGCTGAAGTTGACGGCGCCCGTGATGTTGAGGATCGAGCGCAGCCCGGTGAAGCCGTTGGCGTCATAGGCGCCAGCCTCACTGTTCGAGGTCCCACCGGAGTTCGACGCATTGCCCTGGAAGATCGTCTTCTGAGTCTTGTGCGCCATCGCGATGAGACCGTTCTGGATTTCAAGCTGCTGCGGGTTCCACGACATGCCGCCCGCCTGCACCGCGAACTGCTCCTTGAACGACACGCCTCGGCGGGTGTTCTGGATGGCGATGTTCGTGGTCTGCGGGACGTAGGTCGAGTTGTCGTCCGTGACAGTCCCCAGTTCCGCCATGAACACCGCATCACCATAGGCGGTGATCTGGCGCCATGCGTGGACGGCGCCGTTGGCAGGCACCTTGGGGATGCGATCGTAGGCGGGGAACGCCTTGACGAACTGGGTGTAGAGGATCGGGTCGAGGTCCTGCCGGACCAGCGCCGAGCCGCCCGACAAGTCGAGCAGGTTGGTCAGCACCGGGTCGTCGCCAGCGATGTCCATGAGCCCGCGGCTTCCGGCCATCCACTGAGCGATCGGCACGCCCTTGGCTTCCTTGGACCCGAGTTGCAGGTAGAACAGGTGCGCAAGCTCCTGCTCCGACAGGCCCATCATGCCGCGCTGGAGGAAGATGCGATCCTCCTCGTTCAGCACGCCCCGCAGCGACGGCTGCGTGGTGCTCGTCGGGGCTTCCTCCCCGGCCGCCCTGAGCGCCGCGCCAGAAACGGCAACGTCGTTCGTTCGATCGAACGTCGTGCCGAACTGGTCGAGCGCGTTCAGGACGTTTTTGAGGTCATAACTCATTCCTTCTCCTTGGTGGACCGTGCGATGTATGCGGTGACGCGGGGATCGAGACCCGGATAGCGAGCCGTGAACTCCTCAACGTGCCCGACCGCCTGACGGCGAAGGGGCAGTTGCATGACCCTCTTGATCGCTTCCGTGGCGTCCTTCTCCACGTCTGAGAGCCGGTCGTAGCCCGCCTTGACCTCTTTGAGTTCGTCCTTCAGGCTCGCGTTTTCATCACGGAGCCGTCCGACTTCCTCGACGAGTGCCTTGGTGTGCGCGACCAGCGCTGCCACATCCTCGACCTCGACGCCTGCTTGCTGCTCGATGACAGGGTCAGCATCGTCTTCGGTCGCGGGCGCTGTCTCAGGGGTCGCCGCATCGGCTTCCTGACCACCCGGAGTGGTGTCGTCTTCGGTGGCGTCCGCAGACGCCTCGATGGTGGGTTCGTCTGTGGTGGTTGATTCTACGGGTTCGCTAGGCGTGGCAACGATCTCGGGCTCGACACCGCCGCCAACGACTACCGGCTCGGGCGAGACAGTGCCGCCGCTGGAGATCGTGATCGTCGTGCCGGTGTCAGAGCCAGACGCCGAGGTGGTCGGCTTCACGACCCACTGCTGGAGGACTTCGCCATTGGCGGCGACGACCTGCTCCTCGGCGGGCTCCTCGGGCTCGTCGTCGGCCAGGGCTTCGTCTTCGGGCACGTCAGCCGCGGCGACGGACGCCTTGTAGGCCCACGAGCGCTGGTTCTTGGGAATGCCCACGATGGACGCCTCCTTGCCGACGATGCTGTCGATGAGCATCCCGCCGGTATCCTTGTCGCGGCTGTGCTTCTTGACGATCGCGCCGATCGAGGTGCCGAACTTCACGTAACCACCTGCAATGGACTCGTGCAACTGGACGGCCCGCGGGTTGGGCTCGTTGACCACGCCGCCGATGACGAGGTCCCAGATCGGGGCATTGGTCCGCTCGTCCTTGGCTTCGGTCTGGACGATCTCGGCGGTATCGGATGTGCCGAAGACCTTGTCCACGACGTTCGTGTAGTCGTGGTCCATGAAGATCGTCAGACCGTTGCGGAAGTCATCACGCAACTGCTGAAGCGCCTTCAGGCTGATGGTGTTGCCCGCGAGGTCCGTGACCGTCGATGAGGCAACCGCCTTGAACCTGCGAGGCGCGTTGTCCTGCCCGCCATCAGCGGTCAGGGCGTTGGTGATGAAACGAAACTCTCCGGGGGCGAGCGGCGGCATCTTCGGAGCCGCCTGGGGTCCTGCCATTTCGGCTCCTTTCCTGTGCCGCGTCAGACCGCGACCTTGATGGGGATTTCCTTGGGGAGAAAGCCGATCTCTCTCGCCCGTTCGACTTCTCTCTCGATAGCCGCCGCCATTCGATCGGCGGCGATGTCCCAACTGAACTTGGCCGCCTGGGCGACGGCCTTCTCGCGGAGCTTCCGGCGGGAGCCTGCTCCGAGATACAAACGCTCGATGGCCTCGGTGAATGCCGAGATGTCCGGCAGGCATTGGTCCTGACCCATCGGGGTAGTGATTCGCATCAACGGCGGGATCAGGATTCCACCGTCGCCCACGACCTCGGTTGTCGCCGAGCAGTCGGTCGCGATGACCGGCGTCCCCGCGGCCATGGCCTGGAGGTTGTTGAGCCCGAAGCCTTCGCCCCAACTGGTCGAGACGAAGATGTCCGCGGCGGAAAAGAGCGTCGCAAGAGCTTCCTCGTTCCAGCCGACGTAACCGGTGAGATTTTGGCTGAACGACACCCGATCTCGGATGTCCTCATCGTTGAAGCGCAGGGCATCGAGGTCGTAGCCATCGTCCGCTCGGTTGGCGCAATGGAAGTGAACGTCGATGTCCTTGTGGCGGCGCAGGATCGGCCGGAGGGCCTTCCACGTCGCCGGGTAATCCTTGCGCAGGCTGTTCTTGTCCACGCGCAGGATGAGGAAGCGGTCGGGGTCGTAGCCGAGCAGTTCCTTGGATTGCTTCTTGTCGCGCGGACGGAAGACACTGGTGTCCACGCCATGCCAGATCACGTCGGCCTCGGTCATCGAGGTGTCGCGGCCGAACTTCGTCATGGCGATCCGCAGCACCCGGCCAATGAGTACATCCCACGAGCCGGGGTTGTCGTAGCCGTCGATGGGCATGTACGCGACGATCGGAACACGGTAGACATCCGTCCCGGTCGTCACCCCGCGCCAGATCGCCAAGTTCTCGTCGAACGGACTGGCGAGCAGGCTGTCTCTGACCACGGCGGGATCGTTGATGAACACGATGACATCCGGCATCAACGCCCCAACCAGTTCGATGTAGCGGCTCTTGCCGTACAGGTCGGGCTGCAACTTCTGGGTCGGCAGGTAGAGCTTCTGCGGCGTGTCCCAGTGGTCGCCGCGCCAGTTGATCGCCAGCGTGTGGATGTCCCACCCTCGGTTGGCGAGCCGGTCGAAGATGTTTTGCGTGACCGTCCCGAAGCCCGAGTGGACGGCCATGTCTGCGATGACGAGAACCCTCACGAGAACTCCCTCTATCTGCTGCGCACCGTCACCGGGATGGGAACGGCGGTCGTCTGCCGAGACTGGTCGCTGAACACGACGAGGAACTGTGCCTGGCATTCCCCGTCGAAGTCGAGGTCTTCTGGCTGGAGTTCGTAACTGACCGTGCCCGCCGCTGCGCTGATGATGTCGCACTCGGCGTTGATCCGGTAGCGCCGGTCCGAGATCAGGCGCAACTGGAAGAACACGGTGGCGTCGGTCAGGTTGACCGGATCGCCGGTCACGGTGTCGGTCAGGGCGGCCTGGATGAGGGGCGCGGTGTCGTTCTCGACGAGGATGTCTGTCACGGCCTCCCCATTCACGGTGATGTGCGCGCTGATGGACGGGATTGTGACCGCCGCCACGATTCGCCGTGCGATGACAGTGATGGCCCCAGCGATCGTCGCGAGATTGAGCGTCGCCGCCTGCTGGCGGATGGTCACCGCAGCCGAGAATGCCGCGATCGTGATCGTCGCGCCGATCGCGTGGATCGTCTTGATGAGCGCCGAAACGGTCTCGGTGATCGTCGGGATGCTGTCGGCCAGCGTCCGCACGAACGTTCCGACTCGCGCCACCGTCTCGGAGATGGCCGAGATGGAGTCCGAGACGAAGCGGTTGACGATGACGACCCGGTTGACCGACTCGCTGATGGAGGCGATGGAGTCCGAGACCGTACGGACGATCGAGGTGAAGACCTGGGCGACCACGGCTTCCGTGATCGAGACGATGGAGTCGGCGGCCGTACGGGTGGCGGTGAGGACTCGTACGGCCGCCTCGGAGATTGCTGAGACCGCATCTGCCGCGGACCGATTGAACGTGGCAACGCGGCTGACGGACTCGGTGATCGCGCTGATCGAGTCGGACACCGTCCGAGTGATGGCCGCGAGCGATGCCGCGACCTGCTCGGTGATGGCTGAGATCGAGTCGGCGACTGTGCGACTGAACGTCGCGGCCCGAGCGACCGCCTCCGAGATGGAGGGCAGGCTGTCGGCCTGTGTGCGGACGTAGGTCGCCACCCGGCTGACCGAGTCCGCGAGGCTGGTCACGCTGTCGGCCACGGAGCGGGCCGCAGTGAGGGCGCGAGTGACCGTCTCCGTAATCGTTGCGACGGTATCAGATACCGCCCGGCTGGCGGTCAGGGTACGACTGGCCGACTCAGTGATCGTACTGATGGAGTCGCTGACAGAACGAACGAAGTCGGCCGTCGTCGCGACGACCGATTCAGTGATCGATCCAAGCGTCTGCGACACGGTGCGGACGTAGGCAATCGCCGCCCGCACGACGGTTTCGGTGATGGATGACAGGCTATCGGAGACTGCACGAGCGAGGGTTACCACCCGTGTCGCCGATTCAGAGATAGCACTCAGGCTGTCGGCGGATGTTCGCGTGCCAGTGAAAACCCTGACGACGCTATCCGTCAAGGTGCCGATAGAGTCGGCAACGGTCCGCGGCAACGAGAGAACGCGAGTGACGGCCTCAGTGAGCGTCGAGAGGCTGTCGGACGAGGTCCGGCTGCCGGTCCACGCCCGGCTGACGGTTTCCGTGATCGAGGAGAGCGTGTCCTGCGCGCTGCGGATGATGAACAGCGCGCCGTGAACGACCGCCTCGGTGATGAACGAAACGCTGTCGGCCATGGTGCGAGCGAAGGTCCCGACCCTGGTCACAGCCTCGGTCAACGTCGGTAGCGAGTCGGCCGTTGTCCGAGCAAACGTGAGGACTCGCGTGACCGACTCCGTGATGGAGCCGAGCGTCTGGCTGACCGTCCGGGCGAACGTCCCAACCCGAGTCGGCGATTCAGTAAGCGTCGAGATCGAGTCGGCCACTGCGCGCGCTAGGCTCAGAACCCGCGTGACGGCTTCGGTGATCGACGAGAGTGAGTCCGCGACCGTCCGGCTCCCAACAAACACTCGGGTCACGGACTCTGTCAGGGTCGCAAGGCTGTCGGCAACAGTACGGATCAGCGAGAGAACTCGCGTCACCGCCTCGGTCAAGGTAGCGATGGAGTCAGCGACGGTCCTGTTGTAGGTGATCGTCCGGGCCACGGACTCGGTGATCGAACCGAGGGTCTGGGCCACGCTTCGGACGAACGTCCCGACTCGGGCCACGGCGTCGGAGATCGAACTCAGGCTATCCGCCGATGTTCGGGTCCCAGTGAAGATGCGCGCCACCGCTTCGGTGAGCGTTGCCAGACTATCGGCGCCGGTCCGCGTGAAGTTCATCGCCGCGCGGACGACGGCTTCCGTCAGGGTTGCCAGCGAGTCGGCTGCGGTCCTAGTTCCGGTGAAGACCCGTGCGACCGTGTCGGTGATCGAGGAGATGCTGTCGGCAATCGTCCGGGTGACGGTCATGGCCGCCCGGACAACGGCTTCGGTCAGGGTAGCGATGGAGTCAGCGACGGTCCGGGCATAGGTGGCAACACGAGCGACAGATTCAGTTAGCGTGGCGATGGAATCGGCGGCCGTTCTGGTGCCCGTGAAAACCCGCGCCACCGTTGCGGTGATCGAGGAAATGGAGTCGGCGACGGTGCGAGGAAGCGTGAGCACCCTCGTCACAGCCTCGGTCAGGGTGGGCAAGCTGTCGGCGCCCGTACGAGCACCCGTGAAGACACGAGTCGCGGCTTCGGTCAGGGTGGCGATCGTCTCGCTGATCGTCCGAGAGAACGTGCCGACCCGGCTCGTGCTGTCGGTGATTGACGAGAGGCTGTCCGACGCGGTCGCGTTGAAGTTATTGCCGGTCGGGAGCGCCGGGATGACCGACGGCTTGGGCTGTTGCGGTTGAGGCGGGTGACGAAAGAGGCCGCGGCCCGCCACGGCTTACTTCCCGATCTTGGTCTTGACGTTCTCCGGCAGGAAACCGATGGCTGGGTGTTGCGGGTCGTCGGTCGAAATCTCCCACCTGGGCTCGCTCGTCTTACCGGTCACGATCCGCCCGAGGTCAGGATCGTCTTCGTAGACCGGCTCGATGTGGTCGAACTGACGGACAACGCCCTTGGCCGTCACCTCCAAGTCACCATACATGAGGACGAGGGTCACCTTGGCGCCGTCCTCGACGGACTCACCATTTCGCGTCTTGAAGGAGGCCACTACGTCACCTCCTCGAACTCCAAGTCCGCCGACCATCCGGTCAACGTCGTCGGGGTTCCCTGAAGCTGGAGGACGAACGACTGGTCGATACCGATCAGGGGGCGGTCCTCTGGCAGCCAGATGAACTCCCAGCCGTTGAGATTGTTGAAACCGCGCTGGCCCATCACCGTCAGTGTTCCGCCGCCATTGGCGCTGGAGTCCGTTCCACACGAGGAGGCTGCGTTGCTCGTGCTGCCCGCGATCGCCGAGGCAACCGCGCCGACAATGACCGGCGCCGGAGTGGTGCTGGTAAAGGTCCCGAACGCGCTCGCCTTCAGCCCCCAGCGAACACCCAACTCCTGGCTCGTCGAGGTGCCGTTCTGGCCGCAACTCATCCGATACAGGCGCAGGATCGAGGCGCGGCTCGACAGCGACGTGGCCGCCCGGATCGTAATCATCTCCGAGTCGGCGATGATCGTCTGGTTCGCCATGGTGACCGTGTAGAGGCTAGACAAAGCGGACCTCCTTGGTCACTGCGCGACGAACGGTGGCATGGGGTTGACGTAGGGAAGGAACTGGCAGTTCGTCAGTCGAGCCGCGTAATGCGCTACCACCTGGCTTGGGTTCAGTGCGTAGTTGTAGATGGCAACTTCATCGATCGATCCGAACAACCACTCATCTGTCCCAGCCGCGCCGGACCCGATCTCGATGATGCCCGAGAAGGCGTTATTGAAGATCGGAAACGGCGGATTGATGATAAGAGGTCCGGCATCTACGCCATCGATATAGAAGAAGGCGTAGGGGCCATCCTTGGTCGTAACGACATGGTGCCAGTTCGTGTCGGTGATCGTTGTCGTGGAGCTATACACGCCAGCTTCGCCACCCTGGGTCACGTTTAGGGTGTCATTCGCGCCAAAGAGAAGCGCCCATGAATCAAAGCCATTCTGGACGACCATGACCTCACCGATGGCGACAGCCGTCCGGGTTCGCTTGACCCAGCATTCGAGTGAGAAGACATCGCCTACGTTGTAGGCGGCGATGGCCGACGCCTCGGAGCGCCCACCGGGAGTGCTGAACGTGACGGCCGGGTTCGAGTCAGCGGTCAGGGCGCCGATCACGTTCAGGGTATACGTTCCGGCCAGCACCCCGTTGTTGGCGTTGGTCGAATAGTCGCGGACAGTCGTTCCCGACGTAGTGTCCATCCGCCAGTAGGCGATCGGATTATCGGACAGGACGAGCGCCGAATAGCACGGCGAGACTTCGAGCAGGAGGACGCCTGTGCCGTCTTCCAGCAGGTAGCCGTCAGTGGCCGACGATTCCAGCAGATACCGATCGGGATTGGGCATCTACGAAACCGATGACAAGATGACCAGCGACGATGTCATCCGCTGATGCGCGGCGTTCAGGTGGGTGACGGCTGGTTGATGGAGGTGGCCCGTCTCCCGATCTAGAAGCCCTGTGATGATCGCCCAGTCGAGACGGCTCCAGTGGACCGGCTCGTCGGGCAGCGGGCAGGCTCCGAGTTTTGCCGGGTCGAACTTCGTGCAGCCAAGCTGGGTTCGGAACTGACCGAAGATGTAGTACGGGAACGCGCCCCACGCGCACTCGCACTCCCACAGTTCGCGAAGGGCGCCCGGCCACGGCAGGATGTCGTGCTCGACGATGATGAACGGCTGGCCCTCGGCCCACAGCGTACGGATCAGGCGGTCGTATGCGAAGTCGGCCGCCAGCGTGCCGTTCAGCCGCTCCCAGCGGGGACGAAAGCCCTGCATTTCAAGGTTGAGTTTCGTTGCCTTGTGAACGAGCGGTTCGCTGACATCGTTCGTGAACGGCACGACGATGTTCGGCTGCACGTCGTCAGGATGGCTGTGGTCGCTGGCGAGCAGCAGGAACTCCATCAGGCCACCTGAACCACCATGAGCGAACTCCCGGCCTTGACCGTCGAGGCTGCCGCGACCTCCGAAGCGTGGTTCAGTTGAAGATCGCCCGAGACGGTCACGATCATCGTCCCCTCCACGATCCACAGCATGTCAGACGCGCCCGTGTCCGAGGATGCCGTCGGCCCGGCCACCTGGTTCACAGCACGCGACGCGATCGCGCTCATCAGGCCCACAGCAGCCGCGGTTGTCGCCTGGTCGGCGGCAAGGGAGGCAGCGGTCGATAGTTCCTGCGCGAAGTAGTGGTTGGCCTGGAACGTCGTCACGGTGCCCGAGTGGGTGACCGCGAACTTGACGCCGGTCGTGCTGAGTGCCGACTGGTAGCGGATCATGTACTTGAACGTGTATGTCCCAGCCCCGAGCGTCATGTCGAGGCCGGTGATCTTCGCCATCGTGGTCGTACTGTTAGCCCCAGCATCGCCTGTCAGTGCGATCACGCGCGGCAGACCGCGGGTCCGCAGATAGGTCTCGATCTGGGTGACGGTCAGCTTCTTCGACGTGCCCGACTCGTTGATCGGAAGTTCGTTCGTTCCGGCCGCAGCAGACGCTGCGGTCAGCGCCGAGATTTTGGTATCGGCCATCTACGGCACCAGCGGGAGACCGGCCGCCGTCAGGGCCGCAGTCGCATCGGCCTGGGTCATGTAGTTCGATCCTGTTCCACCGGGCACGGTCTGGAACGTCGCCATCGTGTGATAGCCATTCCAGATGAAGCGCGGGTACTGGTTCTCCGAGGCCGATGAGCCGTCGGGGTTCGCATAGTAGAAGCGGTTGTTGAGTCCCCTGTTGTTACTGGCCGGGAGATAGATGATCGGCTGGTAGGTCGAACCTGCGGGCAGGCTGTATGCCCAGAACAGACCGAAGCGATCCTGACCAGCGACCATCTGCGTCTCGGCTACAACATTGTCGTGAACGTAGTTACCGGTCACACCGGGCGAGTCGCCGCGATCCTCCTCGACCACGCTGATGCCGGTCTTGTTCCAAGCAACGGTGTTGCCGTAGACCTCGGCCGACTTTGACGTGTGGATCAGGATGCCCGCGCCCCAACCCCAAGAACCCCACGGGCCGAACCCGTTTCGATACGCGACGTTGTTGTAAATCTTCGAGGCGGTCGAGGTCTCGTCGTGGATGCCAACGGTGTCGTTATCGTGGACGCGGTTATTGCGATAGGTCGCATTAGCGCAGGAGACATCGAGCCACAGTCCGACGCCCGAGTCATACGACTCATTGCCGTCGAGCATGAGGTTGTCTTGCCCGGTGGCCTTCAGGTTGCCGCCATCGGCACCAGGATCGGGCTCGCCGGTCCGGTCGTTGTGGAACAGTTTGTTGCTGATGATGAGGTTGTGCTGCCCGCGACCGACGGTCGGGCTCGGTGCCGAAATCCGAAGGCCGAGGTGCTTCGCGTCGTGGATCGAGCAGTTGCGAATGATCGAGTCGATTGCGCCCGTCAGGTTGACATTGACGTAGGAGAAGCCGATGTCGCAGTCCTCCAGCACGAAGCGCTGGACGCCAAACGCGTTCTCAACCGAGCCCTGAACGTTGGTCCCGGCCGCGTACTGCATCTTGAAGCCACGGATCGTCACGTCGTTGCCCGTGATGTAGGCCCACGTCGGGCGCACCATGGCCCCCGACGTATCGCGCCCGTCGATGATCGCGCCCGCCTGCCCGACGAGCGTCACCGGCTTGGCGAAGCGAAGGGACTCGCGATAGGTGCCTGCCGGAATGGTGATGGTCGCGCCTGGTGCCGCGGAATCGAGTAGCGGCTGGATGGCCGTGACTGGCGGTACCACGATCACCCCCACGGGCGTAAGCGTGACGGAAGCGGTCTTGGGTCCCTCGCCCGCGGCGTTGACCGCCGACACGGTGAAGGCGTAGGCGGTGCCGTTGGTCAGACCGGTGATGGTCGCGGTCAGGCCGGTCGGCGACGCTGCCAAGGTCCCGTTGCGGTAGACCCGATAGCCCGTGATCGGCGCACCACCGGTCGGGGCCTGCCACGCCAGGTTGACGACGGTGTCGCCGACGACGCCGGAGAGGGCCAGCGGCACAGTCGGCACAGTCGCGGTCGCCACAACGGCGAACGTGATGGGGCCGATCAGTGCCTTCTTGTTCGTCGAGTCGAAGACAGATGCCGTGTGGTTACTGATGGATGAGGTGGTCCCGATGGCGATCCCCGCATGGAGGGCGCCATCGAGACCGACTCGTCCCGTGAGAATGGTGGTGCCGTCAACGTGCAGGTTGATCCTCGTACCCGGCGCCAGACCGGCGACATCCGCATTGAGCGTCGCCGGGCGAGTCGTCGGGTTTGGGGTAACCGTGAGTGTCGGCATCACCGATCTCCTATCCGGCCGCAGGCAGCGTCCAGGTCCACGTCACGGCGAGCGAGTCGCCGGATGTGACCGAGGCGTCTGCGTTGAGGTTGGTGTTCGCCACGTCGATCCCTGCCGCCGTGGTGTTGGCCGCGGTAAACAGTCCGGCCTTGTGGATGTTCGCCAAGGTGGCGCCAGCCGCGAAGGTGTTGGACTGGGTGAAGGTCGTCGTGCCGCCCGTGTGAGCGAACGTCGCCTTCGCGCGGGTCAGGCCCGAGGCCGTCGTCTCCGAGGTCAGGACCGTGTCCGAGGTCGCCGGACCGGAGGTGTCGGTCGTGAGCCCGATGAACCGGGCCGGACCCATCGCCGGGACGATGATGTAGCCGTTGGTCGAGGCTGGGGTCGTGCCGGTCATGGTGTCGGCGGTCCCGACCCACCAGCCGTCCACGGTCAGGACGGTGGACGAGTTCGAGCCGATGTTGCCGTAGACCGGGGCCGTGGTCAGACCCGTCACCGGGCAGACGACGCGCATCCCCTTGTACTGGTCGGTGGTCATGCCGCCGCCCGACGGGGTGGCCGAGGTGGCGGACGAGGCGGTGAGCGCGCCGTCCTTGCCGAGCAGGCCGCCCATCGTGTTGTGCAGCCAGTCCATGCCGACGGTCGTCTTCAGATTGTGTGACCAGCCGAGATCGACGATCTCGCCCGGCTTGCCGAACATGCCCGACGGGCCGCGCATGATGTAGGCGTGGACGAAGTTCGGGCCGAACTCCAGCTTCTCGCCCATGAACCGGCCCCTGGTAATCATCACGTTCACATCGTCATCGATGCGCTTGATGACTTCCATCTGGGAACCTGCGAGCCGCGGCTTGGGGCGGCCGAAACGAAGTAGATGCACGTTTCTTCTCCTTCTGCCGCCGCCTCAAACGGGGCCTGTCTGGGTTGAACTACACGGCCACAAGAGACGTGTTTGCCACCGATGAGTCGTCGCTGGTCTTGCGGATGTGGATCGTCCACGTCCCCGAGGCAGGTGGGGTCCAGCCTTCCCACTGGCCCTTCCCGCCGTCGGGCGTGAAGACCTGGCTTCGGGCCGTGTCCTGACCGGCCAGTTCGGCGCTGAAGTAGTAGGTGACCGCCGGACTGGCGGGATAGTGCGTCGGGTCGTAGCCCGTCGAGGTGTTGGCCGGAAGCGCCGTGCTGGAGATGTGGACGGCGGTCTTCTTCGCGGTCACTGTGCTGCCGCCGTAGCGGACGGTAACGGTCGCCATGACTCCTCCTATTTGTTGGGTCTCGGCCAGGTGAGGTTTCGATAGCGCTCGGGGTCGAACCGCCAATCGCCGAGGTGGCCGCCTCGCTTGAATGGGGTGTCGAAGGTCTCGCCACCCTGCTTTTGACCGCCCCACTTCTGGGCGTAGTAGAGATCGTTCGCGCCGTGGGAGTTGCCGTTCCATGCCCGCATGGCCGGGTCGGCCATGATCGTTGCCGAGCCCTCGTGGGTGCCGGTGAAGCCGGTCTCGACCCGCGGCAACCCGGCGAGATCGATCCGGCGGGCGAAGTCAACGTCCTCGTCGTAGCCGTTGATGAAGTTCTCGTCGAACGTCCCGACGACGTTGACGGTGTGCCGGGTGATCGCGAACGACGACATCCCGAACATGAAGTAGATGGCCGCGGCGCCGGGGTTGACCGACTCGTCCATGCTTTCCAGGTCCCCGGCGCCGAAGGTGAGATCGTGATTGACGATGAGCCACCACGGGGCGAACGGCGTGGCCCGCATCCCGAGGTTCCAACTGGTCGCGACACCGAGGTTGTGAGGCAGGCTGACGATTTCCACCTGACCGAGATTGGCGTTCCTTTGGCGCATGATCTCGGCCTCGCCGTCGCCCGGCAGGATGCTCCGCGCGAACAAGGCGCCGTTGTCGATGATGACGACCCTGTCGATCGGGTAGTCGATGCTGGCGAGCATCTTGTAGAGCAGTTCGGGCCGATTGAGAATCGGAACGATGAGCGCCGGGACGCTCATCGCTGGGTGATCCTAACAAAGTTGGCGAGTTGCTTGTAGAACTCGTCCTTCAGGTCCAGTTGCCGTTGCCGGGAGACCTGCGGGTCGAAATCTGGCGGTATCTCGTCCCAGCCCCAGCCCTCACCGATGGGCGCAAAGTTCTTCTTGAACTCGCCCTTCGTCATCTTGTCGCCGGGGACCCACACGACCTTGCTGCCACACAGGCGGGCGATCTCGTTCATGGCGCTGACCGGATCGAACGAGTACATCACCCGCGACTCGTTGAGCGTCCTCGCCAAGTTCGTCCAGTCGCCGGTCAGGTGGCGGCTGATCTCGACCATGCCCTCCGGCAGCGGCCTCGTCACGGATTCCTTGCCGACCCAGTAGGTGTCGTACTTTCGTTCGAGCCCCTGGTCGTAGTAGCGGTCGAGTTCGATGGTCGGCAGGAACAGCATTCGTTCTTTCGGGAACCGTGGCGGGGTGAACATCCGCTGGAACGAGAACCATGAGCCGACCGGCTCGTAGTGGGCGTGCGCCCGGTTGAGCATCCAGCGGATGACGTTCTCGTCGGGGATGCCGGGGATCGGGTTGTTGGTGCAGATTTCCGGGTAGATCGCCAGCCAGTTCTCGTCGAACGGACCGTCGTAGTACGGGGTGTTCCACTCAGGGTTCACGCCGCGGAAGTAGACGTACGCCTCCTGCCCGGCCTCGTTGAGTTCGTGGCACAGCCGGTGCATCGTCTTCTGCCCGGCCGAGGCATCCATGTAGTCGTACGACCACACGATGTACTTCATCCCTCTATCCCTCTATTTCGTGGCCGCGAGTGTACCCCCTGGGTGGTCGCACGGGCGAGCCCTTGCAACGTGTCGGAGCATCACCCGGAACAGCACGACTTCGAGGTTCTTGACCTGATCGATGGTCAGGCCGTAGTGGGTCCCCACCGTGATGATCGCCAAGGCGCGGGTGGCAGCGCCGTCAGTCACGTCTGACTCCAGCCGATCTCGAAGTCCTGGCTTTCGATCGATCCGCCTGACGCAGTCCCGGCCACCTGCTCCTGCACCACGATGTAGCGCGTCGTGTCGTTGTTGGCGTCGTAGACGTTGGTGTCGAAGATGTATCGACGCCCGTCGGCCATCGTCGTCGTGGCGACGGTGCTCGCCGAAGCGGTCGGGGTTGCGGCGGTGTCGGTCACGCCCATCTTGATGACCACGCCGTCGGGCAGGTCGCCGTCACGCTCGATCCAGAAGTTCGTCAGCATGTGCCCGTTCGCGGCGTCAAGTTTGATCCGCATCCACTTCTCGAACGAGTTGGTGCCCGGCAAGACCTCGTTGTCCTCGCGGTTCTGCGTGGAGTTGACGGCGTTATCGACGCTGACGAGATCGATGCCGGTCATGCTTGTTGACTCCGTTCCGGCGTTCGTCCCGGTGTAGACCCGCAGGGTGGCGGTGGCGTCAGCCATTCGGTGGCTTCTTGGCTGCCGGAGCGGGAGGAGCCGCCACCGGCTTCGGGGCAGCAGCGGCGACCTTCGCGGCATTCTGGGCTGCCTTGTCGGCGTTGGCCGCATCGACTTCACCTTGCGCCTCGGCAACGTCGGTCTGGGTCTTGGCCGCGAGTTCGGCCAGTTGCTCCTCGCCGAGGTACTTGTTGGTGTTGAAGTCGAGCACGCCCTTGGGGGTGACGGCGATGAGGTGGTTGAAGACGTTGTCCTCGTCTTCGGTCCGGCCAATCGGCTGACGACCGTCCATCGCGCGCGCCTCGTTGGGCGACTTGGTCGGGATGCCCGGCATCGCCACCCGGTTGATGTTCGCCTTCTGCTCGGTCTCGTTGAGGTTCAGCGCGGTGAACGCGAACTGGAGATTGTTCTCCCGGCCACCGAACGACTCGTCCCAGACGAACTCGCGGGTCAGGTAGCGCTGGACGCAATCGAGCAGGGGCCGCAGGCCGCGGTCCTCGGTGTTCTCCTGCTGCGCCGCGGCCGATGAGCGGTTCACATCGAAGGTGATGCCCAGGTCCATCGGGGAAAGACCGTAGACGGTGGCGATGCAGCGCAGCAGGAGGTCCTGCCACTGGCCGAACTGCATGTCCGCGTTCGAGTAGCCGAAGGGCATGAACGACGGGGCCTTGAAACCACCGATGATCGCCATCGCGCTCTGGCCGAAGACGTTGGACTGGAAGTAGCTGCGCGCTCGCTCCACGTCGGTATCGATCGCCGAGTCGCCGATGTTCAGCGCACCGTTGGGTGGGGCGCCCATGACCATCCGGCGGTTGTACTCCATGGCCTGGAGTTCGGAGTCGATGACCGAGAGGAGGACCTGGATGGGACTGATCCCGAGTGCGCTGACGGTGCGCGGGTTGTCCATCAGATACATCATGTCGTCGTTGCGGAAGGACGCCCTGACGCGCCCGTCGGGGACGTAGAAGTAGCGGGGCTTCCGAGGATCGGAGCCGTCCCACTTCTCGTCGATCGCGATGAACTCCGACGGTGTCGGCCACAGTTCGGCGATCTCGTCGCTGCCCGCATAGCGGACCTTCTCGACAGCCGCGCCGTCCATCACCAGCAGGTCCTCGACCACCTCCTGGAAGAACGAGTGGGCGCTGATGTTCTTGGCGTTCGGGGTATCGAGTTTCGTCGCGATGCGCTTCGCCAGTCGCTTGTTGTCCTTGCCCTCGGGATCGAGTTTGACGATGTCCCAGTCCGCACTGGCGATCTGGTCGCGCCTGATCTTGATCGCCGCCCGGACCCACGGCGTCAGGCTGAGGGCTCGATACGTCCGGGCGTTGCCCTGCCATGACAGCGCAGCATTCGTCGTCACCAACTGGAAGCCGCCGGTCTGGGTCACGACGTTCGGGTTGTTCTGCGGTCCCGAGCGCGGTGACGGCATAGCCCACGCCTGCATCCCCTCCCAGCCGGGGCCGGACAGGGTGACGAGTTGTGGAACGACGGGCGGGTTCTGGATGACGGCGGGGAGGCGTTGTTCGGTCATCGGCGCAACAGACCTCCCAGTTGTTGCTTCGTCCAGTCAGCGACGCGCGCCGCATTGGCTTGCGCCATCGCCTGCTCGAATGTCAGGAAGTCGGTATCGATTCCGGTCAGCATCTCGGCGACGTGGATCGGGACGTAGCGCGGGCCATCGACGAACTGGAGTTGCGCGTCGGTCGGCGGAAGCGGCGCCACGGTTGCCCCGGCGGCCCGAGGGGCCATCGTAACCGCCGCCATGGCGCCGGAGCCCGTGGCGAGGTCCATCGCCAGCCCCAGGGCATCGATGAGGTCGTCGTGGCCCTTGTCGAAGTTGACCATCTCGCGTTCGAGTTCGCGGTCGATCAGGTCGCGGTGGTGGTGGACGCGGTGGCTCTCGTACCTGGCGGCGGCGGCACGGGCTCGGACACGCTTGTCCACGTCCGCCCGGCGGCCGACGATTGGCATCGAGGTCTCACGCAGGAGGTCCTGGATGAGGATCGACTGGGCCTGGTTGTTCTCGATGATGATCTTGCTGACCGGGAAGCCGTGCGCGTGCGCCCAGTCGTACATACCCCGCACGAACTCGCGGTGACCGCCCTCGGTCTTGGTCCGCTGGTGGTGGAGGACCCAGTGCTCGTTGCGGTCATCCTTGGCGACGAGGACGCCTGCCGTCCAGTCGGCCCGCTCTCGGACCGAGGAGGCGAGGTCGATGCCGATCGTGAAGTGATACTTGCGATCCGCGGGCAGCGTGTCGAAGTACGCCTTGTCCCACCACTCGCGCTTGAAGATCGTACCCTCGCGCAGGCCCGAGATGTCGTTGCGGTACGAGCAGGCGAAGTTGTCCCAGCCTACGTCCTCACGCTCGGCATACAGCCGTTCGAGCGGCCAGACCTTGGGCCAGTAGGACTTCACCTCGCCGGTCTCGCTGTCTTCGACCAGCGCGTCGAGCACGAGGCTCGGCCACTTGTTCGAGTCCATCAACTTCTCGGGCAGGTCGCCCTCACACCATCGGGTACCGACATAGATCACCGTGCCGTCGGGGGTCAGGGTTGGCATCAGTGACTTCCAGAACCAGGTCTCGACCTTCTCGCGCTGGTCGATCGTGTAGGTGTTGTTCTCGTCGAGGATGTCGTCGAGGAAGATAAGGTCGAAGCGCTTTGAGACTGCGGTCGAGGAGTTCGCGCCGCCCGCGACCATCGTGCGGTCCTTGGATTGGCTCCACTTCGTCCCGTCACGCAGCCACTCGCTGTCGGTCCACTTGGCCGAGCCGCGGATGCTGCCGAACACCGACTTGAACTGCTCCGACTCGGAGAGCGTCCACTTGATGGCCGCCGACATCGCCTCGGCCTTCTTGTCCTTCTGGCTGAACAGCCCGATGCGCAGGTTCGGCCGGGTCGCGATCAGCCACGACAGGAGGGTCGTGTTGAGCCACTGGGTCTTGGCCGCGCCTCGTGGCGCGAGAATGACGCCACGCTTGCCCGCCGGATCGCCCTGTCGGCGGTCGAGGAGGTCGAGCGCGAAGTTGACCATCTGTCGATGGTGTTCCGCTGCCTCATAACCGAAGACGTACTCGCCGTAGACGAAGGGGTCAGTTTTGCTCAACTCCCGCTGGGCCTGACGAAGCATCAGTTCCAGCATGTCCCTGCTCGGGGCCGGTGCTGTCATCGGCCTCCTCTCCTGAGACCAACTGCTTCAGCAGCGGCATCATCTCGGCCAGCTTCTCGGGTGTCAGCGTCACGGCCTCCATGTCGATCACGGTCGGGCCGTTCTTGTTTGCCTGGTCAACGGCTTGGTCGCCCAAGAGCACGCGCATGGTAGCAACGATCGTCGCCACGTCGGTCGGCTTGGTGATCTTGATCTCGCCTGCGTCCAGTGCCTTCTCGGCGGCGTCGAGCATCTTGACTGACATCTCCAGCATCCGGTCACGGATGAGGGTCTGGGTCTCGGCCCAACGATCGGTCATCGCGTCGAGGACCTTCTCGCCCACCGTCGTTCGGATTTCCTTGCGCTTGCCGTACCACCCGCCGCGTCGAGCCATATCCGCCACATGCGACCGGGAGATGCCGTGCTGGTCGGACAGTTGGGTCAACGAGATCGGTGGCGTGGACGAGTCGTACACGTACTCTCGTTCGAGCAGTGCGGGATCGACCTTCCTAGCCCTGGTCATCGAATGTCTCTAGGTCGCCCTTATCAATCCCGCCGGTCAGGCATTCTTTGTGAACCGGGGCGCGCATCCCTTCTTCTCGATGACCATGCGCGGGCCAAACCCATCCGATGTCGTCGGCTCCGATTATTCCGCAGATTGCGCAATAAAGCGGAAAGTGGGCTGGCCTTCCAAGAAGTCGATCATTCTTGGTCATTTCCTATTTTCCCTCACCCGAGTAGCAGTAGCAGTAGCACCTAAAGGAATCAGTAGCGCTACTACGAGCGCGCTACTGGATATCCCTTTAGGCAGTAGCACTGCTTCTGGTAGCAGTGCTACTGAGTAATAGGGAGTGCTTCCCATGATCCTGATGGTAGACGAGAGAACCATGATTCCTTGTAGCGATAGAGGCACGCCTTGACCGATCCCGTGTTGTACCCCGTCTGGACGGCGATCTCCTCGATGGTCAGGTGCCCGGCCGTCAGGGCGTTGTGGATGACGACGCGCATCGCCACGCCGCCGATCGGAACGCCGGGGCTCGGATAACCAGCCTGCTCACCAACCTCGTCGGCGTGGAAGGTGATCCTCTGATAGACCCCGATATCGCTGAACGGAGGATCGAACTCGATCCTGATCGCCTGGGGTGGCTGGCGGGGAGCCAGCGCATCGGGCTTCGTGTTACGCATAACGACGACGCGGCTGCCGATCTCCTCGCGCCTCTCGTCGGAATAAAGCGAGTAGGAGCCGCGGGCGTTGTCGCGCTTGCGGACCGAACCGTACTCGCGCTCGGCGCCGCCCTTCATGTTCGCTCCGGGGACGTGGTCGATGAGGATGTTCGTCGTGTTGAACGAGCGCAGGATTTCGTATAGCTCATCGATCGGGGCCGACAGGTTGTCGCCGTGGTCCCGTTGGGCTCGGCCGACGGGGCTGACGACCACCACTTCGATGCCGTTCTCGACGATGTACGCCCCGATCGGGTCGGCAACGTCGTGGAGCGGTCGGCTCTGGCGCTTGTAGTGGTAGGTCGCGAGGAGGTCGATGTCGTAGGCGTTGCAGATAGCGCCGAGGCGGACTTCTTCTTCCTCCTGGCCCTCGTCCCAGTCGAGGACAAGGCAGGAGTACCGACGTGACGGCCACCAGCCGGGGATGATCTCAACACCGGAGCACAGGGAGGCGATAAGACCGTCGGCGATGGTCGTCTTGCCTGCCGAGCCGGGGCCAAACAGGGAGATGGTGCGCCTCTCGCGGACACGACTGGCGAAGATGAACGGTGGAGCCTCGGTCTTGATGGCCGGTCGGCCGCTGATCGTCGCGGTACCGTTCCTTCCGCCTGCTGCTGCTTCTCTAGCGCGGGCGATGAGATAGGTGATGCGTCGCTGCCAATCGAGTTCGGCACCGCCGAGTGTCGTGTGCAGACGCTTGACGCACTGGTTGAAGTTCGTCCCGCCGTTGACGCCGACCGCGTGGCTGAAGACGAAATCTCCCAGATCAGGAAACGAGGCGTCGGCGCCGGGGGCATGGACCTCCAGCAGGGCCGACGGATCGCGCGCCCCGAAATCCAGACGGGAAACGGTCAGTCTCCACGATTTGTCAGCGGCTTCGAGACCGTACGACCGAAATCCGGCACGGATGAAATCACACTCAAACAGCGCGTCACCGGGCGCTGCGTGCCAGTTGCCGTTGGCAGCTTCCTCGGCGATCTCGACCTTGGCGATGGCGAGGGCTTCCTCGAAGGCCGTCATGCGCTGATGCCCTCGGCGTCATACGCCGATCGGATCGTGGCGTGAACTTCGTGCTCGTCGAGCCCTGCCTGAAGACCTGCCGCGGCGAGAACGTTGCCAGCCTGCTTGGCCGGGACGTTTTCCTCCAGCGCGGTCCGCATCGCCCAGTACAGGTAGTTGTTCCGGCCACCCTCACCGGCATGGATGACCGCGCCACCCAGTTGCCCCAGGACGGCCGCGATCTCGTCGGGACTGGTCAGACGGCTCTTGAACCGGTGAACGGCCGCCTTGGGCCGTTCTAGGAGCCCACGGAGCCAGTGATCGTCCTCCAGCCGCGGCAGGGCCATCTTCGGGGGTGCGTAGGTCCAGCGGTACGGCGCATCGGTCACGGACGGCGCCACGACGATGAAACCGCCCGCGGACTTCAGTTCGCCGATATGTGTGCCGTTCAGATGTAGTTGGCGGGTGCGGTTGACGCCGGTCGGCTGGGTCAGGAGGTGCGTCCCGCCGCGCCCAGTCTGGGCGAGGGGAGCCTCGGGGAACCAGTGCTTGTTCTCGTGCATCCACGCTGTCAGCGCGGGCAGGTGCTCGACCTCGATATCCCAGGCGTCGAATGCCTCGCCGCAGACGATCCCGATGTTGCGGGTCGGATCGGCGGTGAAGTATTGGCGGACCATCTTCTCGTCGGTGGTCGCCCCCTCGGGCCAGCCCTTGTAGATCGGTCGCTTCTCGCCGGGCCAGACGGGGAACACTCGCCACGAAAGGCGGGCATAACCCAACGCCCAATCAACAGTCGTCAGAACCACGGGTGACGGTTCATGTGTCGGCCTCGTGACCAAAGGAAGGAGGTTTGGACCGGAGGGTCACACTCCGGTCCGCCACCTCGAAAGGGCGCCGCGGATCAGGCGGTACCCTGCATCATAGGGAGGGCTGTCAAACTCAGATTCAAGCCCAGATTTCGGGCAAAGCGGTAGTAATGCATTACAAAACGGCCGCAACTCGGCCGGAGGACACCTCGGGAAGGCATACTGACCCTACCTCCCCCGAAAGTCAATACGGCTGTTCTCCGTCGCCCAGTGAAGCACATCGACCGAGGCCACTGGCATGACCAAGTCGGCGGAGGTTTCGACCGAGATGCCGATGTGCTTCACCGGGAGACGGAGCCCATTCTGTCCCAAACTGACGGATGTTCGGCCCTCCAGTCGATGTACTCGGCGATACGGGCATTCAGTTCCTCTCGCAGTCGCTCCGTCCGATCACGCTCGAACTCGGCCCGGATGACCGAGCCGAGGTGCTGGCCGCAGTAACCCTTGTCGGCGACCTTCTCGACCGCCCAGTGCGGGCATGGATGCGGTTCGCCCTTCGCTTCGATCATCTCCGAGCACTGGCCTAGCGCGACCTTGCGCGCGAGATCGCACGCCTTCTTCGTCGGGTACCCGCAGATGACCCCGTTATGGGTGTGGGTCTTCGGCATCGGAGGGCTCGATCAGTGGTTGGGCCGGATCGCTGTGCTTGTGGGTCGCGGATATGGCGAATATCTCCGAGCGCCTGACCTCGTAGGTATCACGGTGGCGGATGCTCTCGATGACCTTGATGCCGATCGCGAGCTTCCCGATCTTGATGAGACCATCATCGATTTCGCCCTCGACCATCAGCGCGCCGCCCTCGCGGTAGACGCGCCCGTGGCCGAGCGCATCCTTGATGTCGTGCGAGAACTCGCGCCAGATCGGGTAGTCCTTGTCGGGGTCAAACTCCACCCCTGCTGGATTGATGAGGTTGCCGTCACGATCCGTCTGCTCGTCGAACGGCCGGACGAGCACGGCCTTGAACCTTGTCATCAGACGGCCGTGATGCGGATGAGGTTCATGTCCACGTCGTATTCGACGTAGCGAACACGACCGGCCATCCCGCCGACCCGGATGACATCGTTGAGTTGCGGGATCGGCCAGCCCTGCGGCCAGGCGGTGGGCGAAATCTGCGTCGCGGCAGACAATCCCGCATTGAAGATGACGACCACGTTGATGCTGTACGGACCCGCCGTGAAGGACTCGACCGATGCCGGTTCGAGGTAGGGAATGCCGGTGAGTTCGATGGCGCGCTGCGTCTGGGTCTTGTTCTTGCTGCCCGGTGGGCGACCGCGGCGCTTCGGCTCGGTCATGCGCAGTTCTCGCAAAGCTGCGGCTGCCCGATCATCCGGGTCAGCGGCTCGACCTCGGAGATGTCGAGCCCGTAGCCGCCCGATAGGGTCTTGGGCTGCATCCGGCGCCCGCATTTCGTGATCGCATCACCGGCCACGATCGACTCGACAACGTGCCATTTGCTCCTCGCGACGAACACCGCGTCGGTGTTGACTCGAACACGCCTGATCCAATCGCCGATCTTCATCATGCTCCCTCAGTTTCCTTTCGGCCCCAGCCGCCATACCAGCCGTAATCCGACCGGAGCATGGCGCGCATCGCCTTGAAGTCACTCCACGCCGCAGCTTCGACGGCGCGCTGCTCGACGAGCCGGTTCGGGTCCTTGTAGCACGTCTGGCACAGCCAGGATTCCATGTAGCGTCCTTCCCGACCACAGCGGACGCAGACCTCGATCCTAGACATAATCCACCCGTTCGTCCTCACGCCACGCGCCCGGCATGATCGGCTCGTGGTATGCAGTCGCAACCAAGGCGATCCCGGCAATGACGATCGCCGCCACAATCAGTAGGAATACATCGCGGCGGCTCACGTCGTCTCCTGCCGATCCGGGGCGAGGGCGGCGTCCAGCATGGAGCGCGCCAGCACGACCGCCTCATCGCGCATCGTCTCGCGCCAGCCGGTCATCATCCACCGGTTGTACTCGGGGATATGGAACATCATCCAATCCGCGAGTCTGTCTGCTGCCACGTCCGGCGCCGGGGCTGGCGGTGTGGCGGCGTCGGGGAAGGAGCCATCATCCCACGCATCGTGCGGACCCTCCCATGGCCCGTAGTAGCCGTCGGGGGTCTTATGGTCGTGGAGGAACGTCACCTTGCAATCAACGGCGGGCCACTCTTGCGCCGGGGCTGGCGGTGTGGCGGCCACACGTTCGTAAAGGTGCCGTTTCAGGTAGCCGACGGTCATGGCGAATACGGTCATGTCGCGGTTCGTCGCCTTGTCATTCGGGAATACGTGACCCCACGTCAGCGGTTCCAGCGCCCCGACTAACGCCTCTCGCAGCCCCTCCCCTCGCGGTTCGGAGACGGCCACCGCCGCCCGCCGCAGTCCCTCGTCGCTCATGGCCGGGCCTCACGGGAGAGGGCTTCGGTGGCCGTCCTCACAGACCATTCGTCACCACCCGCCTTGATGAGTTGCAGTGCCGCCACCAGCGGGGCGCGGGCTTCGGCCTCGACATCCGCGACCTGCTGATCGGCGCTTTCCTCATCGAAGCCGAGCGCCTGTAGGCCCGCGCTCAGAAACGCGCCATTGGCCGTTGTCGGGTGTCGTCCCGCCTCCGTCGTTGGGGTGCGGTCGGTCATCGCCGTAGACCCGTTTCGGTTCGTTCGAGGTCGCTCACGGCGTCGTAGAGCGCCCGCTGGTTCCATGAACATGACGCCGAGGATCGCCAGAACTCACCAGTGTCCGTCTCGACGGTCCTCATACCAAACAGGTTCTTCGCGGCCTCGTAGACACGTTCGAGCATCTCCGCTCGGTCCATAGGGGTTTCTGGGGTATTTCTGCTCATATTCCACCAAAATCGTGTATTACCAGGAGGTTTGCGGTCGTTCCGAGCAATCCGAGGGCGTAGAAGACGAGGAAAGCGGGCCAAACTGGCTTCGTGGTGATCCTTGTTATCAGCGCCAGGGCCACGGCGACGAGTGCGATCTCGGTTGCGGCGACCATTCCGAAGCCGCCGAGGCGGTATGCGCCGACCATCAGGACGTTCTGCTCGGCTTCGAGCGGGACGCCGTGCAGAACGAGGGCTGACCAGAACGTCAGCACATCCATCGAGTGGGCGAGGATGAGCGCCGCGACCATGAAGCCCGGCCGAAGCGTCATGGCTTCCTCGGCGGGAGCAGGAGATAGGTAGTCACGAAGAACCCGGCACACGCCCATGATGGGCCTCCGGTGACCGACACGATCGCAGCTACGCCTGCCGCCACGATGGCCGACGACACGGCGTTGAGGAAGATGGCACGTTTGCTCACTGTCGTTCGACCATGGTCGTCCAGGTGTCGAGCACGCCCCACATCGCCATGGTCGCGGGGATCAGCACGAGGAACCCGATGGCATTGACGACGAGGTCATCCGTTCGCAAGGCGGCGATCCCGACGCCAAACGAGAATCCGGCAAGGACCCAGAACATGACGTGGAAGACGTGAAGGTTGTTCATCCTCGGAACTCCGTATCATCATTGGCCGGATGCTCGGCGCCGCGAGCGATGCCCGGCAACACCAATCCTTCGGTCAGCCATGCCTGCCATTCCTTCATCGGGACGAACACGCCGCACTCCTCCCCGGCAGAGTACAGCGGGTGGTTGCGCGGATACGAGTACGTCACGACCACCGGCTCGCGAATGAGCCGGATGGCCGCGGCGAGACCCCGGACGCTGATACGTTCCATCTAGGCTCCCTTCGGAAAGACTGCTTCGTACATCGCCTTCGCCCATCGCGTATCGGCAATCGCCGTGTGCTTGGTGCCGAAGTCCAACTGGTTGAGCAGCAGAGCCCCGCTCAGGTTGTCCGAGTTCCACGGCGGCGGAACGTGAAGCATCGCTCCGGCCAGCGCCTCGACATCGACCAGTTGGTAGTGCCACGCCGGGCGATAGCCCTCGCGCACAAGGAACTGTTCGAGGAAGCTGGCGTCGAACGACGGCACAGCGCCGACGAGATGCTTGCCTGCGGTCAGGCGCACGACTTCCCAGACGATGGAATCGCGACTAAAGATCGAGAAGAACTTGTCTCGTTCGACCGCGTCCTTGCGCTCGTAAAAGTGGTTGACCCGAAGCGCGCCCGGATCGGCGTCGCGTAGACGTTGGGGCCTCATCCGCCATTCGTGCTCGGTGCCGTCCTCCTCGATCAGGGCGATCTCCCAGACCTCGTGACGGTCGGGGTCGAGCCCCGTGGTCTCGGTATCGACGAAGATGATGTTGCTCATGCCAGCATTTTACAGGACGGTGTCAACACCGAAGTTTCGTGGGTAGCACCGTCTTGACAGCCGGGCGTATCCTTAGTGCCTGCGCAGATAGAGGGAGTACCGTGCGGATTTACATCTGGGAGAACGATGGCATTTCGGATGCCTACCACGACGACGGGACGTTGGTCGTCCTCGCCGAATCCGCCGAACAGGCGCGCGAGGTCGTGCGGGCAGATAAGGCGGCGATCGAGGCTCGCTCGGAAGCCCGCCAGCGGGAGCGCGAGACCGCCATCGCTAAGATCATGGACACGGACTACGGGGGCGGGGTAACCATCTCTCGGCCGCAGGCATGGGAGATGTGGCGCGCCACCCCGGAAGGGCAAGCCAACATCGACGGCTGGGTATCTGGCGGCTGGGATGGCTCGGACGCAGCACTCGACCGCGAGCCTGACCGCGTGATCGAACTCGACAGGCCGACCCTCGTTGCGTTCAACGGCGGTGGCTACGACTGATGAAACGTATGAGTGTGTCTTTGCGCAAAGACAGAGGGAACATATGAGCGAAGCCTCGCCGCGACCGTGGGTCACGTTTGACGGCACGAACCTACGCTTTGCCGCCCATGGGCTGACGCTGACCGAGATCGGCGCCATCAACGACTACATCAGGATGATCTACAAGGCCGCGCTGGAAACAGGCCCCGTTGCCGGGGCGACCAATCTCGCTAATCTCGAACTGCGTAGCGCAGAACTGGCGGTACTGTCTTTGCGCAAAGACAGTCAGCCGTGAGTGCGCTGCGGATCGCATTGCCAGGGCAGCCTGTTCGGCTCATCTACGATCAGGCTGTGAAGTTGACGCCGCGGCAGGAAGTGGTGCTCCATACCGTGCGGGCATTCAACGGCAATCGCAGCCGCGCGGCGAAGCATCTGGGGGTCACGGTTCGGGCGGTCCAGAAGTCCATGGAGTACGCCGAAGCTGCCGGGGCGTACGTGCCGCCGATCCCGTCTCGGGTCGGCATCCCGATCGGCGTCCATCGCGATCTTGCGCCGCGCTGTGGGGCAACGACTCGAAGCGGACCGTGTGGGCGACCGGTCGGTCACCCGCCCTCCTGCATCGGCGAGAAGGCGTGGTACCGCAAGCGAACCCCGGAGAGGACGATGTTCCGATGACGGCCGAGATCGGGCCGTACATGAACGAGGACGGCGACTGGTGGGTGCCGGTCGAGGCGGCATCGTTCCGGCAGGCTCGCGCCGAGATCGTGAGTTGCCTCTCGTACAGCATCCCCGACGACGGGACACTGGTCTATCGCGGCAAGGAGAAGGGCTGGTTCGGCGGCGAGGACCCCGATGACCGGGAAAGGCAGGTCTTCCTCCTCGCCTACCACTTTCAGGAGAACCGACGATGGTGAAGATGTGGACGGAGGGCGATGTCCGGTGCCTGAAGTGGCGGGTTGCCCGGATGAACCCGAAGACGCCGGTCAAGGCCAACGCCTGTGTGCCATGCACGCACAACGACCACCATGCCGCGCGCTGGGTCGGGCCGTATCTCATCTGTCGGTGCCTGACCTGCTCGGCGAAGTCGATCGTCGTTGGGGTCGCGCCGTGACTGATCTGGCGATGAAACTCGACCGGCTGGCCTGGTCCGTGCCGGAGGGCTGGACGCCCGACAGGCTGGGCCAGTGCGGGCGGTGCCACGATACGGTGCTGTGGGCGCGGATCGGGCACGGCACGGTGCTGCGTTTCGATCGCGACGGCCAGGATCACCACTACTCGTGCATCGGCCACGCCCGGCGCGGCGTGACGAGAACGTGGAAGGGCCAGCACGGCGGCAAGCGGGAGTGGGAAACGAAGTGACAGATGCCTCGGCGTTCGGGCGGTTGAGCAAGACATGGACGGTCCCGCCACCGTCGCCGATCACGGCGGCGTACCTGAACGCCGACCGTCAATGGGTGGTGACAGAGCCGTACCGGATCGAGTTCCGTGATATCGGCCTGTTCTTCGAGTTCCAGTGGCACCACAGCGGCCCGACCGTGCTGGTCGAGGCGATCGTCCTCTCGATCGCCGGAACGCACCGCGACCATCGCGTGACCCCGTCCTCGCTGGTCCACAGCGATACGTTCACGTTCTCGTACCTGATGCCGTACTGATGCGAGCCTGCGAGCAGTGCGGCGCTGAATACAAGCCCAGGAAGCGCGATCAGCGGTTCTGCAAGAAAGAGTGCCAGCAGGCGTACTACAACGCCCACCGCGTTCACAAGCCGATCGTGGTGATCGAGTTCGTGTGCGATCTGTGCGGCCTGCGCGGCAACAAGAACCGCACGATCCGGCGCTTCTCGCTGAAACTCTCGACCAAGAGCCCCGACGGCAAGTACATGGCCCGCGGCAGTGGCACGCTGTTCCTGTGCGGCCAGTGCTGGAAGAACACCGCGGGCAGACGGCGCAGACTGTACGGCCCGCGCCAGATCATCGAGGAGGCGAGTTGAGCATCGAGACGTTCGTACCGCTTGATCTGGCGTTCCTGAAGGAGACGGGCATGTCCGTCCCCTCCGGCCACCGCGCGATGGTGAACTTCCTCGGGAGCGATGCGTTCCTGGCGCGGCTGACCAAGGCGCTCGTCGAGGTCGAGGAGGCGAACCTGAACCCCGACTGCCTGACCGACTCGTGCGACCACGAGGAATGCCCCGATCCGCCGGGGATTGGCTGCGGCGACGCGGCGAGGATCAGAGACGAACTGCTGAAGCCCTAGGACTACGTATCTCTACGTACTTGTACGTACGTACACTTGACACCGGGGATTAGCATCTCGGGATACGTTCGTGGGTAGCCGTGACAGGTGAGAGGCGGGCGGGCAATGCTGGGTTTAGGGGTGGGCCTGTACCAGCCCGGATGGAGTCCCTGGTGAAACGGTCCTGCTAGCGGGATCGCGGAGCCGTCACGTCGTCAGCGTGCACAAGGACATACCCGGACGGCCTGACGAATCAAGGTACCTACGTACTTGTACGGATAGTGTACGGATAGACAAGTCCGAAAACGGCGCTACCCTTGATGCCGACAGTCGGGATACAAGAATGGTCTCACCCCAGCGTGATCGACCACCCCGCGCTGTTACAAGTCTTCCCGGCAGGATGTTTCACGTGAAACATCGCTGTGCTGATAAATCCTGACGACGCTGGTCGAAAGACCGCTGTGCTGTTTCGTAGATTTCACGTTGCTCGCACGGTCTCCAGCCTGGTCCGGGATTTCCGACCCTAGGGGTAGGGTGCGATGCTACGCGCACGGGAATCGATACCCCGTACCACCTAGGCTAGGTTCGTTAGCCTATGATCGGAGCATATCGCCGTGGACACTCAGACCTACGATGCGTCACACGTGACATGCGATGTCACCTACCCTCACCATGGTCACCTCATGCCACGGGATGGCATGCGATCGATCAGCGAGGCGCCATGGTGCGAGGGTATCCCTACCAGTACCGTCGGGCCGGATGACTCCGGTACCCTGACGTTTGATGATCGGCCGGATGCCGTGCGCGATGCCGTGGCATCCGTGCTCGGCGTCGGCGATCGCGGCCTAGGCGCCCGACTCGTGACGCGCGCACTGCGGTACTCGTAGCCTGTCGATCCTGCTACCATTCACCTATACTGCCGTACCGACTAGGAGCGTACCGAATGCCTACCCTCGCCGAGACCATCGCCGTATTGATCGCCGAGCATGAGCGCGATATGGCCGCCATGCGCGCCGACAAGCCTACCGTTGTGGACGCGCATAGCGATGGCAAGCGCGTACGGTACGCGCGCCATGAAACGGCCGTGCAGACTCTCCGCACCATTGCCGAGATGCTCGCATGATCGAACAGTGTGGATGTTCGCCTAGCCTTTCCCATGCGCCCGGATGCTCGCGTAATCATTGGCCGCATGATGTCTGCGAGCGCCTGGAAATGGCGCCCAAAAAAATCGAGTGTCTAGGGTGCGAGCAGGGACCATCCCATCGGCACATTGACGCGGAGGATGGCCCACGCGCGGGATGCTGCGCGCATAGTTGCGGTCGCGCCTAATTGACACTGGCGCGCCTACCGCCGTACCGTCATCCCATACCACCGTACCGATACGAGGAGATACGATCATGCCTAGGCTCGACCCATCGAACGCGCGCACGGCGCGATACTTCCACCATAGCGACGACTGCGCGCAGACTGTGACCATCGGCCCGCGCGGAGGGGTCACCTATCCGCGCACCGAACTATGGCGCCGCAATGGTGCTACCCAAACGTGGAAGACTCGACCCGATGAGTACCGCGTGCCGGTCAAGTACGGACTGCGTGCGTACGGTTCGCTCATCAACGCTGACGGCGCCCCGTACGGCCCGTGGCACACTGGTACCGCGGAGGAATGCGACCTAGGGACACTGGCCGCCAGTCTCGCATCGGTCCGGGTGACGGCATGAGCGCAGACACGACGTATACGCTCCTGCCCGATCCTGACGCGCGGTACCGCATCGCGGGCTATGACGGCATCGCATGGCACTACCTAGGCGACGAGACGGCGCCCGACGAAGATACCGAGTGGAGCGGATACGAAACTCCGACCGGGCGCGTAACTATGGTCATGGTCGGGGACGATCGGCGCCATTCGATCGACCCTAGCGACTGCACCGCGCTCCTGGACGGCGACTATTGCCCGTCATGCGGCCAGATAGGCTGCAAGGCCTACGCGGAGGGATGACCCATGCACCGCTATATCTCGACCGACAACGGGCTAGAGTGTTTCGCATGTGGGATCGTGCTTGACTACTCGCCCGATGCCGACGACCTTCCGCCTAGTCATGTTTGGCCCGATCCCGTGCGGAACGCACTGGAGGATGCCGCGGGCTCGCTCGCATTCGGGCTATGCCATCCTGGAAACGATGCCCGCGCGCATAACTCCACCTTAGAGGGTACCCCGGCCGATCACCCCTACGCCGACCCGCGATCATTCCGCGCCAAAACGGACGGCTACCGGCTTGTATGCGCCTATGACGCGACGACCGTTGACGCGCTGACCGATCCTGCTAGCGTCAATCCCGTTTGTGAGGGTGCATGATGCCGCGCGCCTACTCGCCTAGACTCGCGACCGTCCACAATCGCTGACCCGCACGCGAACCGTTCGCACGCTGACGGCTCGCACGCGCGCCAGACTGGCACGCTGTACCGATAGGGAGTACCGACCATGGCCGCTACCATCGCCCGCGCGACGGGTAATGACTCATCGCGCAGTAAGGAAACGCACCGGCTCGGCGCGCAGTCGTCCACGGCCCGCGCCGATACGTGGCGCACGTTCACCACGGCGCACGTCAACCACGACGGATCGGGCTATGTCGAGGTCGTCCGCGACGGCGTGACCCTGCACCGCTTCGAGTTTGGGGCCGAATGATGCCGACTATCCGTATCGATACCCCGTACGGCCCGCTAGACGCGCACATCTACGCGGG